CAACGCCGCCGACTTCCGCCCCGACCCCGTTCGAGCCTGCATGGACGCAGGCGGGCAGCGCCGGGTTCCGCACGCAGACTTCGCCCCCTTTGCCTTCGGGTGCATTACCGGGGGTCGGCGCCGGCGCAGGAGCCGGCGTCGAAGGTTCAGGCACAGGTGGCGGCCCAGGATGGTGCCTATGACCGCCAGAGTGACCACCCCCTCCGTGCCCGTGGCCATGATGCGGCGGCGCGGGTGGCGAGTGCCCGTGGTGGTGAGTAGTTCCGTGGTGCCCTTCGTGGGCGACGGGTGCGGGGGAAGTTTCAGGAGGACCGTGCGGGGGATGCCCCGTGGGGTGCCGAGGGACTCCGGCTTCTCGCAGGCTGTGGTGGGCCGCGGGCGCCGAGGCCAACAGCGCCGAGCACCGCGTGTCTTCGAGGCAGCGAGCGATCGCCCGTCGCACGCCGACGAGGCAGAGATGGCCCTGCGGGTGTTCGATGCAGTTGAAGCGCGTGACCTCACGTTCGATCGTCTGGTTGTGCTCGACCTTGGTGATCCGCCCTTCGATGTTGGAGAGCCACCAGCCGACGCCGAAGACGCCGATCACCGTGAGGGTCAGCGTCAGCACATTGCGCCGGAGGAAGACCGTGAGGCTGTTCAGCGCCGGGCTCTCTACAGCCATCCGATCGACACCCCCAGGACGATCCCAAAGGTCCCTCCGAGCAGCGTCAGGATGTTCCGCTGGAGCACGGAGAGAGCATATGCCCTCATCGGCCACCCCACCTGTCGAAGCGATCGAGGAAACGGTCCCCAAGCTGCCCAGCGAAGGCCAGAGCCAGGATCACAAGCGCTCCAATCACGTAGTGATCGACGGAGTGTTTCGCCGAGACCATGACCTGGTAGACCGCGATCCCCGCCACGACGCAGGCGAGGCCGATCCCCACCCAGGGAAAGTTCCGAGCGGGGCGTTTTGGGTCTCGTGTAGCGCTCACTCATCCGAATCCGGGTGGTCTGGGATTGCCAGGCGTTACTAATTTACGACTCGCGGCCCACGCGGATGTTCTTCCCATCGTGCATGAAGACTCTGCCACACTCGCAGGCGGCCAAGCTGAACGCCCGCATTCCGAACTTCAAAACCGGCTGCTGGCCACAGACGCAGGAGATCACGATCTCCGGCGTAGCGTCGTCGTCGATTTCTTCGGCCCAGAATTCCGGGGGCACCATCTTGTCGAAGAACCCGAGCGCCTGGGGGCAGGCTCGGATCATCAACGGCAGCTCCATTTTGTGAGGGATTATTGATCCGGTTCGGTCCCGCGGCGGCCAGAAGTCCTTTACGTCGATGCCCTCGCCGGAGAGCATCACGACAACTCGGAAGCAGGGCAGCTCCTGGAATGGTCAGGGTTCGCGTAGCCCTCGTAGGTAGGCCGCACCGGCCAGCCGCGGCTGGGGTTCGCTCCGTCCAGCATGTAACGATCGGCGCCGACGCCGAACTCCGACCGGGAGTCCACCGTGACGCGCCTGCCATCGTCTAGCTCGATGGTTCGAATCTCGGTTCCACAGGCTGGGCAGGCGGCCATCCGAGGACTATAGCCCGACGCGACCGAAGCCGCGCCGGGCTGCCCCGTTAAACCTCGGAAGGAGCGAAAACGTGCTCGACCGCTCGGGCCGACTGAACGGCCCCACAGGCAATTCCGACCTTCAACACGTTTTCGGAGAAGATGCCGATCGTGATGTGGGTCAGCGCCAGGTCCACCGAGCTGGCCGTCACGAAGACGACGAAGACGACCGATGGGATCGGGATCGACTCGATCAGGCCCAGTAGGTTGAACGATTCGAGCCCGTTGGCGATCTTGGAGACGGCTCGGGGAATCCCGATGGCGCCGCAGGCGATGCCGACGGCGAGGAGGTTGTTGCTGTAGCCGCCGTAGTCCAGCGTCCCAGCGAGCAGCATCACAGCCCCGACGATCGCGTAGGCGAGGAAGACCGTGCTCGCCAGCGGGGTCCTCATCAACCCCTTGGTGATTGCTTCCCAGATATTCATGGTTCCTTTCTTGTTATGCGAAGAAGTCAGGTGAGAGCTTGCTTACGTCAAGACTTCTCCCCAGTGCGACATCGGAATACTGCGTTGAGTCGGCGTGCGCCCGACATTCACCACAGGTCTTCGGGCCGCAAAGGTGAGGCTCGAAGGTGTAGTGAGCAGTGAACAGGTCATACTGACGACGCTTGATGCCGTGCGCCTTCAGGTAGGCCACCAGCTCGTCGGCCATCGACACGCTGATGTAGAACACCGGGACCTCGTGCGGGCGCTCCTTCGCATGGTCGTGGAACCAGCCAGGCGCCTCGTCGATCGTCGCGTCGCCGCCCTCGATGTCGAGGCAGCGAGCGTTGGGGTCGCTGGCCGTCACCGAGATCGAGAGTCGGTGGGCGTGGGGGAACTTCGTCTTCGCCTCCGCGCAGTTCTTGAAGGCGCCGTTGACGTAACAGCCGACCGCTTCGGCCTTCTCTGGGACGAGGCTGAGGGTCACGTCGTCGAACATGCGCTTGGGCGCCCGGTGGCGTCGTTCGCGCTCCTTCTTGATGAGCCCGCGGAGCCGTTTGACCGCGCGAGAGTCACGGCGGGCCGCTTTGGCATGGCCGCGCTCGTGGGTGCGCTTCCAGAGTCGGTGCTGGCGGTCGCGCTGCTCCTCGCGCTTCCGCAGCCTGATCTTCAGCTTGGCAAGGTTCATTTCGTCGGCGCTCCGTCTCTCAGCCACTCGTGCTTGTGGTTGTCGTGCATATTCTCCAGTTCGGTCCCCTCTGCGAGGGTGAAGCGAACCCCATTCTTGTAGGCCAGGTCATTCTCCGGGCCGAACATCTCGACCAGGAAGCTCGGGCAGCGCCCGGCCTCACGGCGCTGGCCGGCGACCATCGGGCCGCGGCGCCCGCTACCGGCGTCCCAGCACCGGGCTCGACCGTCAGGCTGGTTCTGGATGTAGTGGCCGGAGGTCGTCGCGTGAACCCCATCTCCAGGATGCCCCTCGTAGGTGCTGGTCACGTAGAGCCCGTGTCGGAAGTCAAGGTAGATCGCATAGCGCGCCTCTGGGGTGAGCTTGACCCACGGCTTCTTGTTGGCCATGTAGGGCTGGAAGGTTCGGTGCTGGAGGATGAAGCGGCGGACTCGATCGCGCCGGTGCTTGAGCACGGAACCCCAATGCTTGTGGCGCTGACCGGCCCACACGTAACGGTTGCGCCAGAATTCACGCTTTTTCGTCAGGCGTTTGACCCTGTGGACCGCGAGCGCCAATTCCTGCTGTAGATCGTCGCGTTGGCGAGTGGAGAGGGTGAGGCCGTGGTCTTCGATCAAGCCCCGAAGCTGCTTCAACCCTTCCCGAGCTTTCTTCAGTTCGGCGTTGAAGCGGTGGCGCCTCGCGTCGGCGACTTCCTCGATCTTGCCGAACAGCGAGTAGCGATGAGCGGCTTCCTTCACGCTCGCGCGTAGTTTGCTGAGCATCGGTCCTAATTTACGAGTGCCCACTGACCCTCTCCTTTATTTTCTCGATCATCTGGTCGCGCGATTTGCGCCACAAGCCACGCTCCATCTGAGTCATTCCAGCCAACATTTCGTTGACCGCTTGGTGCTCATGATCCCCGGCCAGCGCCTCGACCTCAGCGAATAGGTCGAGGACCTCTCTGTCGGTCAGCCAGCGCTCTGGTTGGCAGCCGAGCGGACATGCGAGCGACTTCGTAACACCCCACACTCGACAGATCGTAGGTCTGATCGAGTACACGCTGCACAGACCCGCGCTTGTCAGCATGTTGCAAATCATGAGACCGTCAGTGTTCTTCACTCCGGGGTTGTCCATCGTAGTCAGCCTGTGGCCAGCGCGCTCCTCGACCAGCGAGCGCTCCATAGAAGAAACGGGGATCGGCCCACAGGACATTGCACACTTGCCCTTGCAATCGACCATTTTTGGTACTTTCGCCCAGATTTCACGCAGCTCTTTCGGCGGAATCCTGTTCTTCATCGGTCCACCTTGTCGGGCGTCAGGCCGGGAATCCAGCGGGTGAGATCGTAGACCTCACCCTGGGGGACGAACGGCTGGAAGGTCTCGGGGTCGAGGAAGATGCGCTGGTGAACGAAGTGGCGGTGGCGCATTTTCTCGCGCGGCGTCAGCCTCGGGTCAGTACCGCCGGGCTCGTGCCATACCTTGTTGAAGTCAGCGGGGAAGAAAGCGTGGGTCCAGTAGCGCTCGACCTCGGGTGGGATGTCCTCGGGCTCCCCATGCGTCGGTGGTCCCGTCGTTGCGTCCCACGCCGACATCGACAGGTGCCAGCAATACTCGTACTCCGCGTTACGCCACCAACCGACGGAGTGGTGCATCCGGTCCCGACTGAATAGCAGCCTGATCCATAGCTCCGGCGACCAGCGGACATCGGCCCTCGCCGAGTACAAGCGCAGCGAGCGCTCGTTACCGACATACCACCCGCGCATCGCACGTCTGTACATGCGCCGAGCGATAGTGCGGTGCTCTTTGCTGATCTCGGGGGCTACCACCGCAACTCTTCTATCTCTTCTTCGTCGTCAGGCTCTGGCTCAGACGGCGCAACTCTCCGCGCCTCCGTAGCTCGCTCAAGGTGTTGAAGACGCTCCTGTTCTTCGCGCTCCGCGTGAACTGCCATGCAGGCGAAACCGAGAGCGATCTGCAACCCTTGCTCCTGTCTATCCGGGTCATCCGGGAACAGGCGCTTCATCTTGGGTTCGAGGAAGGCACGGGCGTCTTTTGCGGCGTAAAGATCGAGGGCGTTCCACGCTGTCCCGAAGTCGCCATTAATCAGCGAGCGCCACGTTCGCTCATACCCCGGCATCGAGGCCGATGCGGGGTCGGGCCTCACGTGATCCTCACGACCTCACCGTCCTGCTTCATCTCCCGCCACTCCAACTCGATGCCCTCACGTCGGCAGACCTCGACCGAGCCGCGTCCACGGATGTAATCCTCCAGCGCGTCTTTCATGTCGGGGCGGGAGACGACGAAGTTCTGGAGCAGGCCGCCGATCTGCTGACCGTAGACACCCTCGCCGCCGTTGGGGTCGATCGCAACGAGGACCCATACGCTGTTGACACGCTCATCGGGATCAGGTTTGTCGCCGACGGTGACGTGTGGAAGCCCGCCATCCTCTTGGTTCATTTCAACAGCTCCTCGTATTTGTCAACGGTGAGAACCACGAAGGCCATCTGTCCGTGCTTGGTGACGACCACCTTGTCGGTGCGACGCTCCTCCAGGTCGCCGATGACCTGGGAAAGCTGGCGCCGGAAGCGCGTGTAGTTGACCAGCTCGTGGTTCTCAACCTTCATGCGACTCCGCGTTTTTCCCTCGCCTCTTGGATGCGACCCGCAGCCTGCTTCGCCAAGGGGCCGTTGTAATCCCAGTCAGTGGCCTCTCGGAGGATGGTTTCCGCCTCGAAAGCCTCGTCCTCGGGGATGATCGCTTTCACGTAGCGGCACAGTTCGCCCTCCGTGCGGCTCGCCACCCGGCCCAGCTTGGGCGGCGAGCCCACTATCTCTGCCACCACGTAGAGCGCCTTGTCGGACTTGATCCCGACAACGATGCACGGGCCACCGCGGACGCGATCCCACAGGTACTCTCGCTCCTGGTAGGTCACGCGGTCTCGATCTGGCTGGGAACGAGAAGCCCGAGCCGCGTGCGACGCTCACGGCGCGAGCCCGGCGGGAAGCCGGTGGCACGCTGGCCATTCCGACGCTCGCCCTGCTCCGGCGCCGCGGCGTGGGACTCCTGCTGCCAGCCGGCGCCGATGTCGTGCAGGTCGAGGTAGCTGAGGTAGCCGCCTTCGGCGAGCGCGAACGGCTCGGTGACGTTCTGGCGGAACGAGAGCTGCTCTGCGCGGCCGCGCCGGCTCGGGTCGAAGAACGGCCGCAGCACGAAGTCCGAGACCATGATGCCGTTGATCTCGTAGCCGAGCCCGTCCGCCTCCACCGAATCGGATGACTCGTAGGCGTAGAGCCTGTGGGTCTCGGGGTCGTAGGCGGTGAGGTTGATGTACGGATCGCCGAGTAGCTCCAGCAGCTCGTGTGAGAGCGTCACTGACGGCTTGGCACCGTATTCCTGGTCGGTCTTCGCGAAGACCTTGCCCATCGGCAGTCCCCGTGGAGTGAGGTCGTGGTAGCCGAGCGCGCCGGCCTGGTCGGAGTCGTCGAAGATGCCGATCCAGAACTCGTCCGCTGGCGGGTGGTCATCCTTCGGCAGAACCTTGATTTCGGCCGCGGCTCCCCACGTCGGCCGGAAGTCGTGATCGACCTGAATTTGCAGTGCGCCGGCGATCGAAACCAGTTCGTCGTCGGTCATCACTGTGGACTCGTTGATGAGGGTCACTTTAATCCGGGACATCTGCTACCTCCTCTGGTTGATCCTCCAGGTCGAAATCGACCCTCTCCGCGAAGAACGTGACCACTACTCGGGGTGGGTCATTCGCGTCGGCCTGCCATTCGACAGACTTCACACCCTCGATCAGCTCTCCGTCGTCAGTCAGCAGCCTCTGGCTTAGGGGCTGGTTTTGCCCCATCCCCACTTTTACCCGCATGTTCCTTCACCCGTTTCTTTGCACGTTGCTTGAGTACGTCGATCGGCGTCTTGCCAACCAAGGCGTAGTCGGCGAGCACTCTGACGACGATCTCCTCGGCGTCGTGAATGCCCCAGAAGATCGAGCCGATCCGGTCGATCCTTCCCGCGGAAAGCTCGGGGCTCATGTTATCCCGCGCCAAGAATGCCTCCGTTCACTTCGTAGAAGAGTTGGGGTGAGCCGCGACCGTGCTTTTTGCGGGTCACCAGCAAGAAGGGCGGCTCGGCCTCTCGAAGCGCATTCAGGTGATGACAGATCGTTCCGATGGGAAGGTCGAGCCGCTCGCTGAGGTCGGATGCCGACTGCTCTTTGTATTCGCCGAAGGAGAGAAGGATTCGCACCCGAAAGTCGTGACCGATTGCCTTGGTCAGGCGCATGGCGTCGGCGACCGAGATCAGTCCCTCGTGCCGTTTGAACTCGGCACCGCAGAACTCGCACTCCAGTCGATCGCTGGAGCCGACCACGGGCTGCGCGCAGCCTGGACATCGGAGCTTCATACCCCTTTAACCGCGATGGGGGGACGATTCGTCGAGCCCGTAGACGAGGAGATCGTGGCCGTCGAGCCGCGGGGCGTGCCCGAGCAGCTTGTAGACGGCCTCGATCTGGTACCCCGGCATACGCTCGGGCTCGTGGAACGTCCACATGCGTCGCCCCGAGTTGACGAGCCACACCCGTTTGTGGACATGATCGGCTTCGATGACTTTGCCGCCGCCGGGACCGTCGAGGAACTTCAGCTCGTAGCGTTTCACTCACGTCTGCACCTGGCCACACCATCGGGACCCGAGAACATCGCATAGAAGAACTCGGCGTCTTCACCGTTGGCGAGGAGGGCATAGCCGACACCGCAGATCGCCACCGTCAGCATCGCATCCTTGTCCTCACCGAGGCGCTTGGCAAATCCCTCTGCGGCCTGGATCAGCTCGATCGCCTGGCGCCGGTTGTTCTCCGCCGGCACCGGCTCCTCGTCGAGCAATTGCTGCACCAACACCTGCACATCGAGGTCCGGGTCCTCGCGGGCGCGCTCGACCGCCTCCTTCAAGGCTTCGGCGCGCGTCATCGTCGGCCTTCCAGTTCCTCGATCGCCCTCGCGACGCGCTCCGAGAATTCCACCCAGTTCGCCGGAGTCAGTCGCCCCTCGCCTGTGATCTTGATCTCGATACTGGGCGACACAGGCTCTCCCTCGGCGGCCATCCCAGCTCCGGGAGCCTGTGTCGCGGAGACCTCGGCCCGTAGACCCTGCGCGTCGATGAAACGTCCCGTCTTCATCTCTTCATTTCCATCGGGCAGGTGGGCTCGTGCTTCGGCATGTTGTTCGTCGAACGCTTGCGACAGTGAGCGCAGCGGCGAAGATCACAGGGGCAGCTACCGCGCAGGTGCTCGAAGACCTTCTCTTCATCCGTGGTGGTGTGCTTCCAGGGCTCAGACTCGACGTTGCGATCCCTGGCTCTCGCACACTCGAACGCCTCCTGGATGTCGGTCTCGTTGAAGGCCATCAGCGCACGGCGACTACCTCGTCGGGGTAGATGCGGACGCCGGGGATCGACCGCTCGCCCTCGCGCACCGCCTTGGTCAAGGCCGCGTCGTTGGCGACCTTGTAGTCGTCGGGGAGCTGCTCGAAGTCCACGACCTCGTGCTTCCAGACCGTCCGCGTGCCTACCGAGCCGGCGCCGGTGTGGCGCGTGACCTTCTCTCGCGGCGGCGGGGGGGGTGCAGGCGGTGTCGGTGGAGGCTCGGGCGCCGGGGCGGGCTCGCCAGCACTCGCGGCCTCCGCGGCGGCACGCTCCTCGTCCTCGCGCTGCTTGCGGGCTCGCTCCTGAGCATCGCGGACCTCTTTTTCGTGTTGGCGCTGGGCCTCTTCCTCCTGGCGTCGGCGCTCGCCTTCGAAGCGGCCGATCTCTCTCTTCAGCCGTTCCTCGACGCCTTCGAGCGGCGACGCCAGCTCTTTGAACTCGGCGTCGATGACCTTGGTCGAGTTCCGGTAGGGCGCGGTCGCGTCCTTGCGCTTGGAGTCGATCAGCTTGACCGCCTTGGAGACCCGCGTCAGGACCTCGCTGGCCCGCGCCGCGCTGGCTTCGTCGGTGACCTCCACACCATCCTTCGACGCATCCGTGGCGACGCCGGCGGCCGCCAGGACCTCGACGTACTCCGGCATCTTCCGAACGTAGTCAGGAGTGCGTGCTTTCTTGCCCTCGGCCACGACGGCGCAAGCTACCAGAGTTGGAACCAAGGTTTGACGAGATTGTCGAACTTGGCCGCAATCTCCGCAGGAAAAGGGAGGCGGCTACGCCGCGACGGCAGGGGTAGTCGCGACGCAGCTCGGCCGGGTCAGGGAGCTGACCGGCGCCTCCACGGCGATCTTACATCCGGGGCAGGTGACGGTGAGGGTCGGGGATGCGCGGCGGCGGATAGCCTTCGCGCTCCGCTCGACGAGCTTCGATCGCGATCTCCTTCGCCGGTCGAAGCCGGGGCTCATAGCGGCGCGGCCGCAACGACCGCAGGAAGCGGAAGAACCTCATGCTGCCTTCACCGCAGCCGGGGGACAGTCGAGCACGAGGATCGTGTAGGGCTTCCCGGCCGAGCGCAAGCCCGTCTCGACCTTGCCGAAGGAATAGAAGTCGGCGGTGTCGTCGGGGAGCCACTTGCCATTCACCAGCGCATCGCCAAGGCACTTCTCCAGCAGCACGCGGTAGTTGCCTTCGTCGCGCCGGCGGTTGGTGTCGAAGTAGAGCCGGGCGCTGGCTCGAACCTGCATGAGGCCACGCGGGATTTGAGAGGCCATCAGCGCGATCTCGATGTCTCCCTGCCACTGCTTCTTGGCTCGGGTCCAGGCCCAGCGACTCCCCGTATGCCCGACCTTGTTGAAGCTGGGCGGTACGTCGAAGAGTTTCAGTTCGTAGGCCATAACTGAGAGGCGCCCCGACCGAAGCCGAGGCGCCTCATCCCTGCCATCAAACTGGGAAGTACGTGCGGCCCACCTTGCGGACCCGCTTTTCCTTCTCCAGTTCGCCGAGCACCCTGTAGAGGTAGTTCGGCTTGATCCTCATCGCCTTGGCGATCTCGGACGCGGTGATGCCGTCCTTGTTCGCCTGGATGAGCTTGACTGCCTCGTCCGCTCGCGTCCCCTTACGCCCCTTCGGGCGCCCGCGTTTGCGACCGGACTGGGTGGCTCGCCGAGCCGGCTTTGGCGAGCCGCCCAGCTCGTTGAGGGCGCGGCTGAGTTTCCCGCGTTCCCCATCAAGCGCTGCGATTCGACTCTGCACTAGCTCACGAGCTTCGTCCACTACGGACACGTGTCGCTCCTTTCGGTGGACCCACATTGTTGCAGGTATTACCGTATTAGGGGGACGGACCCTCGCGAGCGGCCCTTGCGATACCCAGCTCGCGCCTGACGTACTCTTCGGCCTCCTCCTCGGACATTCGTCCACCTTCACGCTCAACCACGATCATCAACACGAAGCCATCGGGCGAGTTGTTCGAGGGAAACCACTTCCGCACCGACAGCGAGATCGCGTCTCCGATGGGCAGTCCGTCGAATTCCTGGTCGGTGCCACTGTGGCCCAGCCAGCGGATCGTGGACTTGCCGACCCGGCGCCATGTTGACGGGAAGCTGGCCATCACGCAGTTGAGCCCAGGGCAACCGCGGCGATCACCCTGGGCTCGAAGCCGGCCGGCGCCCAGTCCACGCCGACAAGCACACCGCCAAGGTAGCAGCTACCCCCGGACATCAGATTCACCGTGGAGCAGCCCTTCAACCATCTTTCTGGTCTCCTCCTCGGACGGCGGCCCAACCTCAGACGCCCATTCCCTGATGTGCTGACGAATCGCCGTTTGCTGCGCGAGCTGCATCGCCATCGACATCAGCCCGTGGAGCATGATCGGGTGGATGCTGGTGGTGTCGGACGAGTAGAAGACGATCGGCGGTCGGTTCTCCTCCGCGGCCTCGACCACCAATACCGCCCGGAGCGCACCCGCCTCGGGGAAGTCGCGTTCCATGATGTGGCGAGCCCAGTTGGCCGCGCGGTCGATCGCATCGCCCTCCGCGGTCGCCTCCGCGTCTGACTTAAACCGCCGGCGCCGTGGGAGTCGAAACCTCACGACTGCCTCAGCTTCTCGATCGCCCTGCCGAGTTCCTCTAGTTCGCTCTCCTTCAGCTCGACGGTGCCGCGCTGTTCGAGCCGCTCGCCGAAGAGCTTCACGAGGTCAACCGGGCGCCCCTTGCCCTTCTGCTTGACCTTGATGCCCTTGAACGGCGCGAGCAGATTTTCGATGCGAGCCTCGCGGTCACGTTCCTCTTTCTCCTTCGTCGCCCGCTGCTCCTCCGCCACCTGCTTGGGCGAGATGCCCGTGCGCTCCAGACACTCCTCCTCGCCGATTTCGATCCCGACTATGGTGAGCATGTGAGCGCCGGTCGGGGAGGGTGCGATTACTTTCGCACGCAGCATCGCCTTGACCGACGTGATCGACGTGCCGAGCCGCCTACCCTCCCACACCTTCGGATGACCCTCAGCTTTTGTGACACCGTTCCAATTGTGTCTCAGGTAGGCATTCTGCACTGCTGTACCGAGCGTGTAACGCTGGTGCTCGGTGAGCTTCGGCTGCTTCAAGGTCACGGCCATCGCTTTGGTCATCTTTCCTCCTTGATGTGTGAAACCCAGGTCACGGTGTTGCCCTCCGGCAGCGCCTCGCGCTTCCACTCGCCCGGCCCGAACTCCACGTAGTCGGCGCCGACGAGCAGGGCCGCCGCCCACTGGCGGGCCTGATCCGGCGTGAGGGGAACCCCACCATCGCTCCAGAGGGCCGTCCAGACGACGCCATTGCCGGGTTCAGCGTTGACCAGCGTTTCAGCCACCAGCTCGTCGCCGGTCTCGGGGTCCAGGATCGGATCGGCTGGCGTGAGGTCAAGCCCCCCGCTGCGCGCGAGGAGCGTCGATCGCTGACTGGGCGTAAGTGGCTGCCGCGGCACGGCCGGGAATATACATGGGCCGAGGCGGCACAAGACCCGTAACCGCCCCGGCGTCGCAATTTTACCGCAAATGCCGCACTTTTTTTAAGCTCGTGACTTCTTCCCGAAGGCTCCGTCATGTTCGGCGAGATGACAACGGACACACCGCCATTTGACTTGAAGCGGTTTCGAGTAGTCGTCGTGGTGCATCTGGACATCTAGAGACCCACATGGACACGGTTCGCGTTTGATCTGCCCGCGACGGAGTGCGATATTCGCGTGGGACCGAGCATTGGCCTTACGGCGTTCCTCGTCGCTCAATTCCGAGTGCTTGGGTCGATTTTCCCGTTTCCAAGCAGCGAAGCAGGCACGCCCCCAGCGCTGGCCAGGAACCCGCGGCTCGTTCCCGCATTTGGTACAGGGGCGCTCATCCGGTTGCACGTGGAACGGACCATACGTTTTTTACTCCAGGGCGACCTTCACTTGCACGATCTCGAAGCCGCACGATCCGCAGAGAAGCCGCACCCGGCCGTCCTTGTATTCGACCCAGGCGCCGGCGTCGGGATGGCACTTGCCGTGCAGGAAGACGCCTTCGTGGCTCTGACACTCCGTTCCCTCCCGTTTACAGGCGTCACAGCCCTCGATCATCATCCGGTCGAGGTCCTGGCGGGTGAGCAGGGTCATCGCTTGCCGAGGATGTTAGCGGCGCCGACGAAGATCGTCGTGGCCTCGCGGCCGTTGTCGCGCTCAGCCCAGATCGGAACGTGCGTGATCGCGCCAGCGTCGTCGGCAATCGGCTCGCCGTTCACTGTTCCCTCGGCGACACCCTCCTCGCCAGTGCTGGTGGTCGCCTGCGAGTCGGAAAAGGCGACGCGATCGCCGGGCTTGAGCTGGGTGAGGTCGAGGTCCATTACGATGAACGTATATCTGGTTGATGCGACATTTATGTCGGGAGTGAGACAAGTATCATGCCGAGGAGAAGTGCGACACAGCCTCAGTCGGGGACTTCAGACGCCTCGGTTTCCAGAAGCTCGGCCACGGTCTGGAAGGCGGCGATCTCGCGCCCGAGGTCGGCACGCTCCTTGGCGGTCCTCGCTGTTGGTCCGTCGCGTCGCGCCATCGCTTTCCCCTTCATGTAGCCGATCACCTGGTTGCGGATCGAGCGCTCCGCCTCTGCCGTCGGCAGCTCCTGGTCGATCTTGCCGGCCTCGACGAGGAGGCGCGCGTACTGGGCGACCTCGGCGGTGAGGAGGTCGTCGTGCAGCTCGCGTTCGGCGTCGGTGTTCGCCGTCATCGGGCGCCCTTCCATATCCACGGCCGCGGCGCTAAGCGCCGCTTCGAGCAGCCGTTCCCTGGCCTCGTGGAGCCTCACGTCGCCACCACCCGGCATCCGACCTGCGCACGGGCCTCCCCGAACTGGGGCTCGGCTTCGGGCGCGTCGGGCTTGCGCTCGTCCACAGTCCAGATCACCTTGGCGACTTCCAGCGTCAAGTCCTGGTAGTCGCCGGTGGCCACGTCCGCGAACTCGATGATCTCGCCGGCGATTGGCACGCGGTTGAACCACATGCTGACCGGGAACTCGACCTTCGAGCCCTCCGGTAGCGGCGCCGAGTCGGTGACGACGAAGATTTCGACGTTGACCTTCATGCCCCGAGCGGGAGTCGAACCCGCACGCCCAAAGGACAGTTGGCTTTTAAGGCCACCGTGTCTACCGTTCCACCATCGGGGCGTTCCATGTGAGTGTAACCGGGGCGGGGGGACATCAACCGTCGAACTCCCCTTCCCTGACACGCTTACTAAGCTCAGTGTGGCCGTCGGTGTCGAGCATCCCCACCAACTCCATCTTCGGCAAACCGAGCGGGCTCTTGAAATCGGACCAATGGCCTCGCCGCGCCATCTCGACTACTGACTTCGGATAGCCGACCTCTTTCAGCGCGGCGCCAAGCCGGGCGTCATGCCCCGCGACCATCAGACCTTCACCCTGCCGCGCTTGATCGCGTGCTGAGAGCCGCTCTCGTTAACGACAACACATTCCTCTCCGATGTAGAACGGCGCCCCCTCTAGGAGTATCAGCGCCCCCTGGAGAGTCTCGGATTCGCCAAAGGTGTAGACACACGCCGGCCGATCCTTTCGCAGCCAGCGCTTCTTCGCCGGCTTCATTATCAGTACCTTGTAGGTCACTCTGGCACCACCTTGAACTCGCTGCCGGGCTCCTTGCCTTCGAGTCCGTGCATTCGATCTTCCGCGGCCTGCTCGGTCTTGAACACCGCGGCGCGTTGACCGTGCCCAAAGCCCGGGTGGCCGTCGATCGTCCCGAGGTAGTAGTGCCCGTCGTCGCGTTCGATGCAGTAGCCGGCGGTCCCTGGTCTCGGCATCATGTAAGCGCCTCCCCAAAGTCTTCCCAATCCCGGCGCACACCCACGCCGTCAAGCTCCCAGCCCACGATCACGGAGTGAAAAGGGTCGCACTTCTCGCAGACGATCGCCCAGGGATGCGTCTCTGACAGTGGTCCCTCTGTGAGCGAGAGTCCCTCGACCTCACCGTGAACAGGACAGACTAGCTTCTCGTCATCGGTCATCGACATTTGTCCTCTCGGATGTAGGTCTGCTTCGCCGCGCCGCCCTTATGCCAGAGCTTCGAGCATTTCTTGCGCTCCGAGTCGATGTTGTACGTCTTGCCATCCATCACCATCCCACAATGAGGGCAACGCCACTGTGTGATCTTCTCGGGAAAGAGGTCGGCCATTAGATTCTCACCAGCCGGTTCTGGTAGGCGACGACCTCATACAGGAGAAACCCCACCTTCTCGACTCGCAGGTGATAGCTCGGGAGTGACGGCGGATATTTTCGTGCGAATGCCTGCGCCCGGAAGCGAAGGAATCGCTTACCCATCGACTCCACTCGCTCGTCGGTCTCTTCGACCCGGTAGCCGGCGGGGATGCCGCCACTCGCAACGCTCATGCCTCGTCTACCTCGACGGGAGGACGCGAGCGCTCCAGCGGCGTGCGGGCGTTCTCGATCAGGATCGCCGCGGCCTCCATCAGACCCCTGGCCTCGGAAAAGGGGTGGTGCAGTTTCTTGATCCTGTCCTCGTACTTGCGGGGCAGGTGCTTCAACAGGCGGTGCAGTTCCTTGTCGAACTCCCGAAGCTGCTCGTCGGCGAGGTCGAGTAGCTCGTCGGGGGCGGCGCCGATCGCTGCGCCTCTCAGCGTGGCGTAGCGATGGCCCTCATCGAGGCCGACTCGCTCGGTTTCCTCCTGCTCCCAAGACCTACCCCTGGGATCGCCTGGCACGAACTTACGCAACCTACGCCTCGTTCATCGGTTCGGGTTCGCTTTCTTCGCTTCGCGTAGCTCGGCGTCGGTCGCGTCGCGCCCCGCCGTTCCGTTGTGGTCCTTACACACGCGGCCACCCTTTTCGATCACGATGTCGGCCGAGACGAGCGGGTCTTTCGAGAAGTCGTACCGCGCCATCGAGCGGGTGAGCTGGAGGACCTTGGGCGACGGCGCGGTCATACGTACTCACTCCGCTGGTCGGTCTTCAGGAGTTCCAGCGCCGATTTGAACTGCGGCGCGGGCTCCAGGTAGCCGACCACGCCGCGCAGCTCAGCGGTGAAGCCGTCATCGACGTTGGCGATCCGCGACACCGACTGCACGATCCATTCGCCAGCGCCCCCCCTCATCGGCGCCACAATCACGTCGCCGGGCTCAGGTCTCGGCTGTGGCAGCCAACCGATGATCGAGGCGTAGGTGCCAGTGTCTTCGGTGTCGGCGGGGTGCTCACCGGGCTTGTGCTGCCAGGTGATCGACATCCCCCACATGTTGTCACCACAGAGCGCGTAGTAGCGGGCGCCCTCGCGGGCCTCGGAGAGGTCCGTCGGCCGCGGCTCCGCCGGTGCTGGTTTGCGCCGCCGACGCCACTTCACCCTCATATGGCCAGAACCTCAACCTTCTCCAGCTCGGGACCCATCGCCCGACAGGGATAAGGATGGCTTCGGCATTTTCCTGGTGTCATCGACACGAAAATGCAAGACTCCGAAGGACAAACGTAGAGCGTCCACTTGCGGCCTTCGAGGAGTCCCGCCACCATGTGCAGGTCACCGGAGTCCAGCGACAGAACATCGCGAGAAGGCGACTTCCTATCGCGACTCTCCCAGAGGCGATCGGCGATCTCGCGACACTTCTTGGCGGCCTGCGCAGCGGTCATCGGCCAGGAGTTATGTTCGTACTACCGACGATCGGTATCCCGTTCTGCCCGACGGGGATGAACTCGATTGTGTTGGAACTGGAGTGCGCAGCCTGCTCGATCGCCTGCACATACTCGTGCTGCACGTAGAGCGGGGTCAGCGTCTTGTTGATCTCGACCTGGGACCTCTTCAGACCAATGGATTCGGCGACCCGCTTTCGTGCCTCTGCTTCCGTCGCCTTGATCTGCGCGTTGTTCACCTTGGCCTGTTCTTCTGCCTGCTGGATTTCGGTGTGCGCGATGTGAACCTTGTTGACCGCATCCTGGCGAGCCTGGTAGCGGTTGTAGGCGCCGCAGCCGAGCCCGATGCCCCAGCTCATCAAGAGCACCCCCACGCACGCGATCGCGCACCACACCCCCACGATGCCCCAACGGGTATCCCCTGTCTCAGTCTTGAACACTGTCACTCCCTTCCTGGCGCGCAGGCGCCTCTATGAGTTTGATCGTCTTACCCGTCTTCGTCACCGTGCGGTCGCAGGTGCAAGCCGCATCCAGACCCGGCGCCATCCCGAAGATGCCACCGCAGCCCGTGCAGATCGGTACGCTCCAGCTTTTGCGGTCGGGCTCGACCACAGTAAGCCTCGCTTCCTCCACTATCTGTGCGATTGCCTCTGCCGGCGTGTCGCCCATCCCGATCGCCTGTGCGGCCACCATCGGGGAGTCCGGCGCCTCGCGCCCCCAAGCCAAGCTAGCCGACCATTTGCCTACGTCGGCACGAGCGTTCAGAGCCAGGGAGAAAATCCCGTCCTCCCGGTGACAGAACGCTGCAATCGCCTCCAGGGCATCTTGCATGTCAGGTCGCGGCATGTTCGTCCTCCTTGGCTTCCACAGCGTGGATTGCCTCGTCTCGGGCGTCGCTCCACTCCTGGTAGGCGTCATCGTCGCCGTTCCACATCTTGCGAGCGAGGCGCCATATTTTGTCCCGAAGTTCCTTCGGCACCTTGTACCAGTGCGACTTGCACATGAGCTGATTCGATTTCCGGGGTTGATCGCAGTGGTCGATCGGGCAGGTCTCAGCCATTCTCACCGAACTCCTTCCCGCACCAGTGGCAGTGATCGTGGACCCAGGAACAGTTGCAATGGTGACCGCAGGCCCGCTGGGACTTGGGGCACTTCCCGGCGTCCTCGTCCCCGCAGGAGTAGCACTCGGGCACCTGCTGCTGAAGGATCGGAGCGTTCGGCCTGGTGAGATACCGGGGCTCTCCCTCATCGCCCAGTTCGATCAGCATTTCCCCACTCACCACGAGATCGAAGATCGCGCCCTGGAGCTTTGCGGTGTGCATCTCTTTGAAGACCTTCGCCAGCTCGGCCTGGGAGAATCCTTTGTCGCCCTGGCCGATGGCAACCGCCTTCATGATCGCGCGGCCCTCCCGTTCGTTGAGGATGTCCTTACTCATCTTCGGTCACGCCCTCCGCATCCGACGCCATCTCAGCAAACCACTCACAGTGCTTCTCGAACGGCCCTTGCTCGAAGGGAACAAGGAAGTCATGCTCACCCTTGTTGGTCAGGAAACCGATCCGGCGCGACGGACCACTCTCGCCACGCTCGTAGACCTCGATCTGGGCGGACTGTTCCGCCCAGGCGAAGTGAAGATCGCCAAGGTCGTGGGTCAGCACTTCACCTTCACCCCAATCGGATGGCTAAGCTCTCGCTGGGCCTTGCGCAGGGCACCGGCGTAGCTCCCCGCCTCGATGTCGAGGACCTTGATTGCGCGCCCGGCGGCATCGCCGGTCCCGTACTGGGTGCAGCGGAATTTCACAGACGCCCCCTTGGGATGAGCGCAATGGCATCTATTACCTGCTCTCGATTCAGAAATGCTCCGTTTGGCACCATTCCTATCTCAGAGAAGCCGGGGTGATCCTCATCTTCGCGCAACCCGAACCGACTCAACTCTTCGACTACCCCCAGAAGGCGGTCCTGCTCAGCGCTAGCACCAATCCGGCGCGCAGCCTGCTCGTCGAAAAGCAACTCCCTGATCTTTTGTTGTAGGAGCGCTACTTCCTTGGCGGTCCCGGACTCAGGGTGACGACGGCCGGCGCTCGGGAACAACACCCAGAGGCAGGTCAGTAGTCCGCCAAAGCCAAGGAGGAACACGGGCCATGAAGACGCGAGCCCGGTTACCAAAGCAAAGCCAACCGCTGCGGCGCTAAGCCCAGCCTCTCGACGGGTCATCCCTCTGCCCCCACGATGATGTGCGCAGGGACGATGCCGGCAACCTCCAGGGGGTTGAGGAAGATCGGACCCTGGCCATGCTTGTCGGTGACGGCCACCCACTCCGCCCAGGTGATGATCTCCTCGTCAGCAGCCCCGATTCGGTTAGCGACGGCTTCTGCGATCGCGCCGGCGGCGAAGTTGGTCTCGACCGAGTGGCCGGTCGTCAGCAGTACCGTCGCGCCGTGCAGCTCGTGACGACGGGAGGCCAGGACCGAAAGTCCCGTCGCCGCTTCGAGCTTCTCGCACAGGAACTCCTCGGTCACCGGCGCCGCACCCTCGGCCGTGCCGAAGGTCAGCTCGATCTCCGGGCCGGCGGCCGACGGATGCAGGTCGAGCGAGAGCAGTCCCATATCGGAGAGACGAGAGAGGTCGAGCCCCGCCAGCGACGGCGGCCGTTCGATCCTGATGACGGTGAACGGCGCCCTCATGCGACCTCGAAAAGTGGGGGGTCCACGACCGCGCCACCATGCACACTGTGAACGGCGCCGGTCCGCTTCCACATCGCGAAGCTCACCCTGGCGGGGATGCCGTCGCCAACGAAGTAGTGGCGCCGGCGCGCATCCACCGAGACCCAGGGGCTCATCGGGTCGAGGAGGAAGCTGAGCATCCATTCCTCATCCTTCCACTGCTCGCGCAGGTAGGTCTCGATCGCCTCCAGGAGTTGGTCGAGCTTCACGGGTGCATCACCGTCCCGTCGATCGTCAACGAACCCTCAGCGAGCGCAGTCGCCAGGGCGGCGAAGGAATGAGCCTGCGAGACCTCCGCGTAGATGCGACCGCGGTTGAAATCCTCGGCGGCCTCCGCCCAGCGGCGCCCTTCCTTGGCGTGGTACCTGATTTCCTCGGCGAGCGCGGTCATCGCGGTAGCTCCGCGCGGTCGCGGCGGTCCCGTTCGGCTTCGATCCCGACGACGATCGCCTGGCCATAGCTCGCCCGGAAGCCTTCGAGACTCTCCCCTGGGAGATCGAGGCCGAGCTTCGTAATCCAGGCGTTGGCGATGGTGTCGCCGGATATGAACAGGCCGCGCAGGGAGATGTCGCGCGCTCGCGCCCACTCCTCCACGGTGTCGCCGATGCCCTCCACGAGGTCGAGATGCTCGTCCATCACCCGCAGGAAGTCCTGTTCGCTGATTCCCAGTGAGATCGCCTGGACCGCCCTCATCGCCTCGATCTCCCTCTCCACGGCGGCCGTGTATTCGCGGAACCAGACCTGGCGCCGGTAGCTGAAGCTGGTCCCGGTCGCGATCAGGACCACCGCAGCGATGACCGACCACCAAGGAGATGTGAGGGCCAGGACGCTCGTCACGAGGTTGAGCAGCAAGAAGGCGGCCAGCGCCCACACCAGACCCCAAGGCGGTTTCGGTGCAGGTAGGTCGCGGGTCTCGGCCATTCGGGAGATATACCATGAGACGGGGACAGGTGCCATCCGGGGTCTGAATTTCCTCCTAGTTTGCGACCTATCGCCGGCGCCGATCGCGCTCCAGCTCCAACACACCCCGGCAGTAGCGGGTCTCGAAGGGCAGGCGCCCGTCGTGAGTGAGCTTGAAGTGGGTCAGCGGCCCGACCCAGACGACCCCCGGCGTCCGCACGATCTCATCCTCCGCCACCACCCAGGAGCGCCGCAGCTCGTAGCCAAAGAGGGCCGCGACCTGCTCATCGTTGATCTCGGGGTAGATGATGCCGCCCAGGCTCACGCCGGCCACGATCGCACCCGCCGGGCCATGTGGACGCCGCGCTTCTGCTGAAACTCCCAGGTCCAGGTCCCGTCGTTCCAGAGCACCTTGATGATCCGCAGGCCGAACACTACGCCCAGCGCTCCTGTCGGAGCTGCTCTTCCCAGTGCAGGAAGCGGCGGCCATCGGGCCAGCGAGCCCAGCGCCAGGGTCCGGCCATCTCCCTGAAGAAGCTGCGACCCAGCGGCTCGACCTTCACCCCGAGGTAGTAGCGATACTCGACGGCCACCAGCAGGGACTCGAACTTCCAGCAGTTTCCGACCAGCGCCGAGGCCACCGTGACGATGCCGACATCGCCGTAGACCTCGATCTCCGGCGGCGCCGTGTCCGCGAAATCGAAGAGATGGACCAGCGGCCGCGGCTCGTCCGGTCGCTGCTTCACCTGCCTGGTGCGCCGGAACCGCACCGTCGAGCAGGGGTCCAAGGGGCGCCCGACCGCATCGACGATCGGCAGCGGTCGCCAGGCCCGCAGGCTCGGCTTCGGCGGCAACTGGGGATAGACGCGCGTCACAGCTCCCCGCGAAGGACTTCTTCCGTCACCTTCTCCCGAATCACCCGCTCCTCCCCTTCGACGCTAACCAAGGCAGCCGCCGCGGCCTTCGCCATCCCGTGGAACAGCGGCGCCCTGGCCGCCCTGGTCATCAGCTCCTCCAGGTCGCGGCGCAGCGTGATCGCGTTCGCCCAGCGCTCAACATTGTCCATCCCTGCAACCTATCACCTGTCGGTGAAGCACTTTTTCCTCCCTGCCGCAGTTTGCAGGATAGGCGACCTTTCCGCGGCGCGCACCTTTTTTCATCCCGGCGGAGGGGAGGGGGTCAGGGCAAAATTCGGGGGAAATTTCCTTTAATTTGTTGCGTTTCCAGAGGATGACGGAGGGTTCACGGGGGGTCTAGACGAACGGCAGCAGGTGGGGAAGAATCCCCGAACCGGCTTTTTTGGCTCTAGAACTGGGGGTGTAGCGTGCGTGTGGTTCCGATGTGGTATTTCGCGACCGCCAGATTTCGCCTCTCGAAACCGGGGGGGAGACGGTGGAGTCCCCTAGAGACTCCTACGCCACGCAGTCGGCTACTTTGGACCCTACGCACGGCTAGGACCGGCGCGGCGATCTCGCGGTTCCGAATATCAACCCGAGAGAGACGAAATCTCAAGCCCGAGAGACCGTCGAGCTGCGAGCCCGATGGCCGTATTCAAGGTCAAGCCACGCCTGCCTACCGCGTTAGCGGTCGTCTTCCCTGTTCCTCACGTCCTCGTTAGAGGACGCTGCCGCTGTTAGGGCTGGTGTGGGTGGAAGTGACGACTTCCGCGCGCCGCCGCTGGCCGGGAAATTGGTCGGCTACCGCGTTACGCAGTGGCCGGCGTAGGGCTGGGCGCCGCGTCGAGCTGACCGACTGACCGTGCGCCGTAGGAAAGCCTCTTGCTTGGCTAGTGCCTGTGCACGCTGGTACTGTGGCGTGCCGCTGACGACGACGCCTAGCTCTGCGCGTGCGCGTTGGCAATCCTCAATCGCCGTCTCTAGGAGAGTGTTGTCGATTAGGCTTTGCGCTTGCTTTGCGTCCATAGGTGAAGTATCGACTATTGCCTGTGATTTGTCAATCAATGCGGACATATGTATGAATGGACTGTGATACGTCACGCTGGTAGGGATTCTGCCGGCGCGTTGGAGCCGGCGACGTAGGCCAGCGACAGCGGCCGCACTGCGAGGGTCCGGGCCTCTGTATGGGTGGGCTCTCATGCCCATCTATCGGCGCGACAGCTCCGAGCTTTAGCCTGGTGGACGCTTATACGTAGAGGCTGCCATCGTCGCCGACATATAGCGCTGATTCGCCCATCTCGCGCGCCGTCTCGCTCAGCCGGCGGCCGACTAGCTCCGCCTCGTGGCGGTCGTCCTCGTCAGCCTCCATGTACCGATCCCAATAGCCGGCGCCGTGGCCGTTGCGCGTTAGCCATAGGTCGTAACCCATCGCCGCCGAGTCACGGCCGGTCAACGCTTCGAGCTGTTCGATCTCGGCGTACTGGCCATCGACGAATGAGCGGCAGTCAGCAGCCATCTTCTCGCGAGCGTCAGCCGCGATGTCCGTTGCATCGTGGTCCTGGTCTAGCGGCGCGCCATCGTCAACGCTCGACCACAGGGCACACTCGATATAGCCGCGCAGGAAATGCTGCCGGTCCACGTCAACGGTCGCATCTAGGAGCTGACGTTCACACGCGGATTCAAACGTCTCCGAGACCGCATCCTCAAATGCGTTCGCTAGCGCATCGGCGATCTCTCCTGCTTCCTCGTCTGGGAGATCGTCCCAATTCTCGACTAGTTCACACCCGAGGCTAGTAGGCGTCGGCGCGTCTGCCCATTCGCCGCTTAGATCGGGCTGGCGCGGCAGGTACCCCGCCACATCGTCGCCAACGCGCATCATCTCCAACACGCGGCGCCGCTCGGCAGTGTCGCTGTTGCCATCCGTGACCCATGATGCTGCCGCGATAGCCGCATCTTTGCCGCGTTCTGCGGCTTCCTGTATGTAAGTGTCGATATTCATTGTCTCGTGTCTCCAATCCGTGTTGCAGTTACTCTGCCAGCTCCGAGACCACGCGGCGCGCGAAGTCTTCCGCGACCTTGCGATCATCGCCGCTTAGTGCGATCTCTGCCGAGCCCGACCACGAATAGCGGTAGAGGACGCGGCGAATTTCGTAACTGGACCGGCCCGCGTCGCTATCGGCGTCGCATTCGATTACTAGGCGCCGATCCGGGCCGCCAGTGCCGAGCACGATTTCAAAGCAGACCGTCCGATCCACGCACAGCGGCAGCTCATACAGCCGTTCCTCAGCTTCCTCGCGCGCCGTCTCTGGGTCGTCGGCTGGGTCGGTCTCGACTCCGAGCTGCGATAGTGACTCTAGGTCGTATTGCGACTCGGCTTCGATGCAACCGATTAGGTCGCGAAGGTCGGCGACATCGCCGCGCGCAGCCTCGCCGACGTACTCGGCGGGCTCGGTCTCGCGTGCATCTGCCAACTCGCCGCGACTGCCGATCTCAGCAGTGCGATCCCGGCAGTAGCGCTGCGCGTCGCCGCGTATCCAGAATGCAGCTCGTGCATCCTTCTCGTGGTCCACCACGACATACGGCATTCCGTGGCTAGTTGCGCCGTCCTCGACCATCTCGTCTATCGACTCGTAAAAGACCCAACGTGCATCGGTCATGATTCCTCCATTCCGTCCACGATCTCGCGCACGCGAGACGCTTCCATATCGAGATGATCCGTCGCATCTGTCTCCGCACGTCGCAACGCTTGGCACAGTGCGTCCTCTCCGATGCTGCGCAGCTCCGCACGTCCACGCTTTGCGGTTCGGTGCCACACACTCGGACTCGCGTAGCCGTAGAAGTCTGCCCATTCCTCACGCGAAGCCGGCACGAGCGCAGCGATGAATGCGCGCCGGCCCGTCTCAGTCGCAGCGAGCGCCGACGCGGCGGCGGCGATCTCCGCCGGCACGCTCAGCAGGCCATCGAGTCGAGCGTCTGCGCCCGTCTCGTGCTCTGCCGGCTGGGTAAGGTCGAAGCCGCGCCGCTGCCGATCGTTGAGGATGAGCCCGACCGCGCGCCGCACTATGTAGCTGGTGGTCAGATCGTCGGCGCCGGGCACCGTGCCGCCATTCTGGCCGATCAGCCATGCCGCCAGTTCGGAAGCGTATTCGGCTCGCTCGTCAGCTCCGAGCATCGGCACACTGTAGGTGCGCTCGACGTTGCGCGCCCCGATCCTCACAGCACGCGCACACTCTCTTAGGAGGTTCGCGCCGGCGCCATCGCGGCCGTTGTAGCCGTGACTCGCCGCATCCTGCGCTGCCTGCGCGGCATCATCCTTGACGGCTGACTTACGTAGTGCTGGCATTTCGTGTCCCTTTCCGTGTTTCACTGTCACTGCTTCCAGCATGATCGTCTATTGTTTGGGAAGTGTCAAGCGATTTGGACATATGTATGAGTATTGCTCGACACTTCCCGTCCCCCCCCCACGGTTCACCCTGCGAATCCACAAATGGACGCGGCGCACGACATACAGGCATTTCCGCTCCGCGTTCCTAACTCCTATCCGTGTTCGATGCGAGCCGCAACATCTCCCCCGGCCGCGTTGTCTGCGACGGCGAGAGGATTTCTCGTCGGCAGGACCACGCGCGCCGGGGTTGCGGTCTCGCCGTCTCGGAGCCGGAGCCTTAGTCACTTCTATCGGAACATGCAACACTTGGCTTGATAGAGCCGAACAGGATCGGAGGATTGCCCCAATGCGCTACGAAATCCCAGCGATGATTCTTGTCGATGCCGGCAGTGAGGAGGAGGCCCACACCAAGGCGCTCCAACTCGGCGCGACGCTAGACCAGGAGTACGGTCCCGGCGCATTCTTCTCGCGCGTTACGACCGCAGTCATCGAATGGCCACGCGCATCCGAAGGCCGCGACGACGAAACCCTTGCAGCTCACGCCGAGAGCCTTCAAATGGCAGCAGGAATGCAGTGATGACCATGCAAAGCTACATTTTCAGCACGAACACGAACAGCTACTTTCTCGGCCGCGATCTCATCATCACTCGTCACGGCAACGGCGGTTCGGTGCGGGTGAACGAAAGGGACGGAATGCTGTCCGTGGACGTGAAGGATGGCACCATTCGTCACAACTGGCCAACCGACGTAAACGCGGCCGCCGACAAGATCGGAGAGACGCGCGTGGGCGAGCTTTACGAGGTCGCGCGTGATTCTTACTGGCGATGGGCAACGCTGGCATCCGCGCCACACGGTTTCCACGTCTACCAGGCAGGTCGCAGCGGGGGTTGGCTGGCCGTAGACGGAACGCAGCGTCTTTCCGTCAGTGGACTGATCGAGCCCGACGAAGAAGATGCGGAGCTGCGAGACCGCTTTCTCGGCTTCGCGTTCGAGGTTGTCGGCGAGATCGACCGCTTCCGCGCCGAGCTTTGCCAGTCCATCCTTAGCGCAGCAAATGAACAGACGCGCGATCTTTCCCACGGCGCCAGAATTATCGAGGATGACGAGTACGGCGAGGAGGCAGTCTTGACCTTTCACACCGGCATTACGCTTCGCACGAACGCCGGCCCAGTTGGCTGCCCGACCTTCGGCGGCGACTATATTCGAGTCGTCGCACCCGACGGCGGCGAGATCGGCTACTGGGACAAAGCGGAGTGGGCGCGCGAACCCATAAACGTCATGGGTGCGATCTTCGGCGCTTGTGCCGGCAGCGTCATCGAGCCTATCGACCGGCCCTACGAGGGCGTCTGATGCTTACCGAAAGCGCAGCACGAGAGATCGCGGTTGAGGTCCCCAAGAGGCTTAAGTGGCCTAATGACCCGGACTGGGACGATGTGGTTCTGTTTGGTATCACAGGAACAATTCAGGAGAGCGTCGGCAAGCTCGCGAGGGAAGCATCTACTTACGCAATGAGTTATGACGATAGTCAGTCACTAGATGAACTAAGCGAATACCTAGAGGCACACGAATAGTCACTTAGGAGGCTCTATGCGAATCCATACCGACAAACTTACCGCCGCCGACCTGCGCAAGCTGGCGCCGAACGGCACGCTTGCCGAAGTGACGGCTCATGGCTCGCGAAAGCGAGACCACGCATTCGAGGTCGGTCTATCGGCCGAGCACGGCAGCGACAAGCACGGCAACAAACGTAGCTTCGCCCGCAACAGCGGCCAGTATGGCGGCGCTGGCAACTACGACCGGGCCGCAACGTGGGTCGAGTGGGGTGACTGGATCGCGGGGATGTTCAAGATCGACCCTCGCGCGATCATCGGCGAGTACAACGGAGTCACTGACTTCCTGCGCAACACCGCCGAGGCGAAGCGCTGGCGCAAGGAGAAGCACGGCATGGGCGACCGCGAGGAGCTGAGCCCTTGGTACGTCGAGCTTGAGCTGGGGATCGAGTGAAGCGTCTCGGATTGATCGCAGTGGTAATGCTGCTCGCGGCGCCGGTAGCCCACGCGGCGCCATTCACACCTTCGCTTAACTACGCCTACGCACTCGCGCTTCGGCACTGGGGCACGACGCCGCCCGGCTGCTCGTCCATCGAGAAGCGGATCGTCGGCGACACCGAACTCAACGGCGGCGAATGGATCGGCGAAGCCACTATCCCGGCGCCGGGTGAAGTGCTGTCTTGCCACGTTTACATCGTTGCCGAACTCTCGACGCCGAACATGTTCGAGCGCGCCTGTGCCGCCATGCGTCACGAGGTCGGACACTTGGAGGGTTACGGTCACAGTTCCGATCCTCACAACATCATGTACCCCGCGGTGACGTTCATCCCGAGCGAATGCGACGCGGCGATGCTGTGGACGATGAACCACCCTCGACTATTTCGGGCGCGCTACCAGTGAGAACCGAACCACATGTGGAAGCGGCGCCGATCTCGCAGAACCGATCGGCGATGCTGCGCGCGCTCGCCGACCTCAAAGCGACCGAGCGACCGGCCGGCGATCTGAGCGAGGCGCCACCCCGTCCGGTGTCCACCGGCGACCGCTCGAAGAACGCGCTGCGCCCGGAGACCTTCGCCGAGGTCATCGGCCAGGAGCACGCCGTGGCGATGATGGAGCGCGTCGTGGCGAGCTGCAAGCGGCGCGACGTGCCGCTCGATCACATCCTGCTCGTTGGCGGCGCCGGCACCGGCAAGAGCACGTTCAGCCACGTCATCGCGCACGAACTCGACGCCGACGTGTTTGAGGTCGAGGCGCCTGTCTCGCGCGACACCCTGCTAGAACTCCGACTGACGATGCGGGATCGAGACATCCTTCGCATCGAGGAGATTCACCAGCAGGCGATTATGGAGCGACGCGGCAAGTCAGCAGCTACCCAGCCCGAGGTTCTCTACGCGATCATGGAGGACCGGGTGATGCCTGCCGGCGCCGGCCTGCTCGACTTCCCCGAGATCACCATCGTCGGCACCACCACGGATGAGGGGATGCTGCCCGACCCGTTCCTCGCACGCTTCCCGATCCGACCGCGGCTTGAGCCCTACTCGAAGGCTGCGCTCGAACAGATGGCGAAGTGGAACGGAGAGCGACTGGGCGTCGTCGTCGTGCCGACCGCAGCCGAGCTATTCGCGGCCGCCTCTCGCGGCGTCCCGAGGACGGTGAACAACTACGTCAAGAACGCAGCGATGCTCGCCGATGACGTTATAGACGGCGAGGTCGCGCGGGAAGTGCTATTCGACCTCAACGGCGTCACTGAGGATGGCTTGACCCGCGATATGCAGCGGATGCTCACCTTCCTCTACCAGCGCGGCGCCCACGAGACGAGCAAAGGCACTGTTTATCGAGCTTCGGTCAACACCATCGCCACCGCCATCGGCAAGAGCCGTGACAGCAAGGCGATCTCACTTCGCGTCGAGCCCTACTTGATCGAGCAGGGCTACATCCAGATCGGCCAGGGTCGGATTCTCACCGACGCCGGGATCGAGCGAGCAAAGGAGTTGGTGAGCGCATGATTCGACAGCTCATAGTGACCGAGACCGGGCGCCGAGCCCATCTACGCGCTGACCTGGGCGACTACAAGACACCTGCGGGAATGATCTCGCCGACGCTATGCGGGCTCAGAGGTCGCGCCGTGTCCTACCCCCCGAGCCGCTGCATCTTCCAGACCTGCGAGCGGTGTAGTAAGGCAGCCAAACTCGCCGGGTGTCCCCCTCCCACGGTGTAACACATATGGGACAGTTCATCTCCAAGACCAGGCGCGGCAGCATCATCTTCAACGTGGAGGTCGAGATTCGCGCCGAGCAGGCCGAGGCTTTCGCCGGAGCCATGACCGGCAACGACGATGACATATTCCTCGCGGCCGAGACAGCGATGCGAGAGCGAGTCGGCCGAGTCTACGACGTGGAGTCGGAGGAGCTGGAGGTCGGGATTCCCGACGAGTCCGATGTCAGGGATGCGCTGCGCCGGTTCGGCCAGGAAAACACTCACCTATGAAACTCGCACGCCTAGACCCCGATGAGGCTCAGCGACTCGCCGACTGGATCGACGAGGAAGTTCCCAAGGATGAGGAGGCCGGGAACTTCGACTTCGAGCTTTCCAGTGGACCGGAGCATCGGAACCTGATCGTCTACAGCGTGGACGACGAGGGCCGTGTGCTCTGTCGCGAAACCTTCCACGGTCAGGCATGGTCGTGAAGACCTATATCGGCCGCTCCGGTCTCGGCGGTCCTACGGTTCTCGTCGAAGAGGACGGCGCCACTCGACCGCTACCCCATCATGTGCGTCACTCACCGGATGGCTTCAACTGGGGCTATGGTGGGTCCGGGCCTTCGGACCTCGCACGCTCCCTACTGATCGACTTCTTTGGCCAGGAGGCCGACTGCCCTGAATGCGAACGCAGCGGCCAACTCGAAGACGAACCCGGTCACATGACTTCCTGTTGGGAGTGTGGCGGCGACGGCTTTAAGCTGCCCGTCGGCTACCAGGACTTCAAGTTCCAGGTCATCGCTGGTCTCCCCTCTGCTGGCTGGACGCTCTCCGAGGAGAAGGTGGCCGAATGGGTGAGAGCGCAGGATGACGAGTGAACTGCCGCAAGCGACCCTGTGAGGAGTGCCCGTGGCGACGCGACACGCCGCCCGGTCAGTTCCCGCCCGAGCGCTACATCTCACTTCGCAATACGACCGGCACGCCCGGTGCCGAGGCTCCACTTGGAGCCCCGATGTTCGCCTGCCACAAGAGCACCGAGGACGAGACGATGCCCTGCGCTGGCTGGCTCGCCAGTGTTGGGTACTACCATCTCGGCGTCCGCATCCATCTGGCCCAGGGCTCGATCCCGCGAGAGTCAATGGAACCGGGTGAGGACTGGCCCGAGCTGATCGCGTCCTACTCCGAGTTGGAAGAAGTCCACCTATGAAGCTCAAGGCTGGAGATGACTTCGTTGTTCGAGAGGACGCCTACCCTGTCAACGGCTGGCCCTGTAAGACGGGCCAGGTCGAGGTCGCAATCGACGATCCGGTGGACGGCCCGATCTACCTCGTGTTCATGGATGACTATGAATGCACCACGGTTTATGAGTGGGAGATCGAAAAGCTATGACGGTAGTGGAGGAAAGCCCGACGACGCTCGGCCGCTTCTGGGTTGAGTACCAGAACTACCGAGGCATCACCGAGCGCCGCGGTCGTGAACAGCGGCAGGCAGTGGAGGAGCTGGCAGCACACGCCGGCGTCGATGATGCGATCGAATGCACGCCCGAGCAATACCGAGCATGGCTTCTTCATCTGACCGACGGCTTGTCGGGTAGCACCGTCAAGAAGAAGGGGATGCAGGTCCGCGCGTTCTTCGGCTGGGCATTCGATGCCGGGCTCTACACCGGCGAGGACCTGATGGCGATTCGGCGAGCCGACTTCCCCGCGACGCCGCGGCGCCTCCCACGTCCCTACAAACCAAAGGAAATCAAGAGGCTCTGGCCGGCGATCGCCAAGCATTTTCCACTCGATTCGGGTGGAAAGTGGCGCAAACGCTACTTCCGCGGCACGTCTCGATTCACCCGGATCGAAGCACACGCGAACCACCTTCAGATCACCGCGATGACGAGGATCGCAGTCGAATGTGGGCTGCGGCGCCAAGAGATTTTCGACCTCGACCTGGAGGATATGCACTACGACAACGCCTACATCGTCGTGCGCGAAGGTAAGGGTGGCAAGTTCCGCGAAGTGCCCTACACCAAGCGCGCCCGCGAGGCCGTGAAGGCGTGGATTGAGTTCCGCACCGAACTGAGCCCTGGTCACGATCGACCGTGGCTCGCGCTCACTACCAGTGGGGGCGCGCTGCTGAAGCCGATGCGCTTCCCCCGCTTCGAGGTCTACCTGCTCGACGTAGGCGACTGGCAGTGGCACCGCCTGCGTCACACGTGCGCGACGACGTGGCTCCGCGCCGGCATGGACATCGAGGTCCTCTCGAAGCTGCTCGGGCACGCGAACATCCAGGAGACGATGGGCTACGTTGAGCTGGTGCGGCGCGACGTGCAGAAGCAGGTGGAGCGCCATGAGGAGGAGTTCGGGGAGGACATCGGATGAGCGAACCGATCAAATCCGGCTTATTCCCTGTGCTCGACCGGAACAGTGCGGTAACGGCGATGCGCTACGCCCGGCTGTCGATCAACAGCGCTTCCCAACGCGGCTTCGACGAGCTGGAAATCACCGAGGCGAAGCGACAGTTCCGCGAGTTCTGGGTTCGCAAGCGAGAGGAACTGTCGCTGTTTGATCTGCCCGAGGACCCCTTCGAGGACGACAGTGATCTACGTGCCGCCAATCGTCGGCGCGTCAACAGCGGATGAACGTCCCCCTGGGGCGGTACTACTTATGAACGTGATCCCCGAAATCCGAGAGGGGCAGGTGTGGCTCTCGAAGCACGCCAATCGCCTTAAGAGCACCGGCCAGATCAACATCGTCTCGATCAACCGAGAAGGAATGGTTCGCATTCAACGCTTTTACCCCGACGACCAGCGCGCCCGTAAGGACTGGATCACCCCGGCCGGCCTGCGTCAGCGCTATGACCTCCTCCACGACCAGGAGACACTGCTATGAAGCCCGAACTCAGCTCCGCCCAGCGCGCCGCCGTCATGGACGAGCTGGAGCCACTGTCTCAGTGGGCGCGGCGCTGCCACGGCGCCAGCATCGCGATCGTCAACGCCGAAATCTTCCCGGTCGCACGAGTCGCACGAGGTTTCACGGAGGGCGTCACCGGCCAGCACTCGTGGGTGGTGCTCGGCGATGACTGCTACGACCCCAAGCTGACGATCGTGGACCCGACGCTCTGGAGCTACGACGACGCCGTGCAGGGCATCTGGGTCGGGCGCCGGATGGGAAAGTCGTCGCATGTGCCCCACGGCGCCGGCTCGATCTGGGAGTGGGGAAGGCCCGTCAGCGGCGGCGAGGAGATCATGAAGCTGGAGCCGCGAGAGCCCTTCTCAGAACAAGCCCTGCGCTTCCTGGAGCTGCTCGGGCCGCTCGACCGGCAGGGTTGGGCGCGACTCGCCAACGCGCCTGTAGAGGGCTGGCCAGCGGCGGAGATCATGCCCGCGATCAACGACACGATCGGGCCGCTGGTGCCGATCGACATCATCGGGATGCTGACCGACCGCAACCCGGCGGGCCTGTACCTGCCTGGCGATGAGAAAGACTAGGCGGCGAGGGGAACGCGCTCGTCCGCGGCGCTCGGCTGCCAGTCGGCCATCTTCTCCTGGATCGAGCCGACGATCTCTTCCACGTCTTTGCGCTGGCATTTGATCTGCCTGCCGATGTCGGTCGGCGTGAAGTCCATATAGAGCAAGAGCGCCACGCGGCGCTCTACGGAGTCGAGGGTGCTGGGGATGAGAACGGTGTCTTCCTCGAACAGCTTCTCGAAGTCGGCATCCTCGGAGAGGTAGCGACCTTCGAACTTCTGCTTGGCAGCTAGGTTCGACCCCCAGCCCTCGTGAGCCGAATCGCTGTAGCCGGTGTCTGCGGTCAGGTCCTCTATGAACAGAAGATAGTGTCGCTTCTTCTTCAACACATCCTTGACGGCGTTAGTGAGGCACGCGAAGACGAATCTGTCACGCTTTTCTGTAAGCGTCATGTTCGCAGTGGGCTTAACCCGTTTCGCAGTGAACGCCTGCAACGCTTTCCACACCTTGTAGCGGAGGAATTGACAGATGTCGTCGTAGTCTTCCTCCACCTTCGGCGCGACCCGCGCGGCGGTCTTGCGAACCAACCCCTCGTAGTGGGCAAGTAGCTTCGGGTCTTCAGCCGTCTTTGCGTCCATAAATGCAGAACGGGCTCCGCCCCCCTTTCGCCGGCGGTCACGGAACCGGCGTAGGGGCGAAGCCCGTTACTCAGCTAGCCGCAATATACACGACGGGCGGACGACTTATTTGGCGAGGAAGTGTTCGGCCATCTCCTTGGCCCGGCTGCCTTTCTGCTCCGTCACCGAGAGCAGCTTCGACTCCGGGTCCATGAAGGGCTCGCTCTGCGTCCGCTTCAGGTTGAGCACGTCGGCGATCATCGGGTCGCTGCCGTTCTCCGATACCAAGAAGTAGGCGACTACCGTCTCGTCCATCCCGTCGCGCCGGAGCCGGCCAATGCACTGCTCGTGCATCGTCGGCGACCAGTCTAGCTCGCCGAACAGAGCGATGTGACTGACCTCCTGGAGCCCGTCGAGCCCGGCGCCAGAGCGAAGCGACATGCAGAGCACCTTCGACTCGCCGGAGATGAATTGTTGCTTGGCGATCAGCTTCTTGGCCGGCGTCTCCTGGCCCGTGTAGAAGGCCGGGTTGAAGTCTTTGAGTGCGTCGCGCCAGATGTCGTAGACGGCATGGTGCCAGCCGAACATCACGAGCTGCTCGCCCGATTCCAGCAGCGACTTGGCGAACTCGGCGACGAACGGTGCCTTGGCGATCCCGGTCGCGCGGCGCATTTGCCACTCGAAGTCGCCGCTGAGCTGGAAGAGTTCCTCGCGGCTCGCTTCGCGGGTGACGAGGATGTCGGCGGTGCGCTCGGCTCCCTCCATGAGCTTCTCGAAGGCCGCGTCGTCGGACTCGATCGCGTGCCGGACTTTGAGGGTCTCGGGCAACTCGCGGCCGACCTCTTTGCGAGTCCGTTGGATCATCAGGTTCTGGTTGATGAGATGCTGTCGGAGCGCCCTCGGGTCCTTCACCCCCATGTGGTTGCCCATCGGCTTGCCCCACTCCCGAACGAACTCTTCGCGCTCCCCGAGGCAGCCGCGCTTCACGATGTCCATCACGTTGTAAATCTCGTCGCCGTAGTTGTAGATCGGTGTCGCGGTCGTCATTGCCACACACTCCGCTGCGTCCGCGACAAGTCCCGCTGCGTCGTACTTCTGCGTCCCCTCGCGTCGCAGTTCCTGGCCCTCGTCGAGGATCACGGCCTTGATCGCACCCTTCAACTTCGGCGCCCACCCTGCGAGCTTGGCGTAGTTGAGGATCAGAACGTTGGGCGCTTTTCCTTTGTGGTATTTCGCGAGTTTGTATGGGGTACCTTTTCGTGCGATGTGACCCGTCAACCACGGGAGGAAGTCTTCGATTTCTTCTAGCCACTGCTGCGGCAGATGGGTTTGACAGACGATCAGCGCTGGCAGCAGACCGGCATCGCGGAGGATCAGCAGCGAGGTCACGGTCTTCCCGAGCCCCACGTCGTCGGCGATCAGCAGGTGGCCCGTGCGAAGGGCGAGGTTGGCGCCGATGAGCTGGTAGTCGCGGGGCTCACCCGGTGCCGGCGGTGATTCGATTTCCCACTTCAGCTCCCGCTTGAGCTGGCCGCCGGCGAGGATGTCGGCGGCTTCAAACTCCAGGCTCTTGTCCGCCTCGGCCTCCGTCTCCAGGAGCTGGCGGTGGTCCCCGCGCATCTCCATCGGGTAGCGCATTTGGAACCACGCCAGGTTGCGGGAGACCTCGGCCGTGGCGCTGACCATCAGCACGCCGTCGCGGTTCGGGTTCACTCGCGGGAACCAGCGCTTGAGGATTATCATCACGGCAGGGTCGGTCTCGACCCCCCAGTACCGGCCGTAGCGTTTGAGCTTGCCGTAGGTCTTAGACGACATCGCCGAGCCACACGACCTCGAAGGGCTTGCCGGGCGCCCACAGCTTGCGATGACCGCGCCGGCTCGTTACCAACACCAGACCGCGGAGGCCGTCGTCTTTCAGGTAGCGCATGAGCTGGCGCCCGACGGCGCTAGGCGAGCCCCCGACCTTGACCTCGATCCCAACCTCACAGGCGGCGTGAACCATGAAGTCGATCCGACCACTGTCCATTTGGAACTCGCGCGTGAACGGCGCTTCGGCTTCGGTCAGCGCCTCGGCGATCCCACGCTGAAGATCATCCTCCGTGGTATAGGTGAACCTGTAGAGGCGCAGGATGCGGGCGACCTCGCCCGTGATCTCTGCTGGTGTGGGCTTATTGGGCATGGATAGTTTCGAGCGCGGCCTGCCAGCTCTGTGCCATGATCGGCATCGAGCGGTGATCGGTGACGAAGGCTTTGGCTGCGCGCCCGACCTCCTCTCGCAACCCTTTGTCTCCGATCAGCTCCATCAGCGCGACCACCATGTCCTGCGGGCTCGTCGCGTGGAAGCCGGTCACACCGTGCTCGATTTCGGGGTAAGTGCTCGGCCGCGCGATCGTCGCGATCCCCAAGGCCGATGCCTCCAGCCAGCGCAGGTCCGACTTGCCGCGGTACCAGCCACCACCACCACTAGGCGCCAGCGCGATGTCGAACATGGACATCGCCGACGGATAGGTCTCGATCGAGGTCCAGGGAATCGAGATGCAGCGATCTTCCCCGACGTAGGGTGCGATCGACTTCGCGAAGGGCAGTCCGATCGAGATGAAGCAGGTCTCCGGCTTCTCGTTCATGACAGCCTGCACCTGATGCAGCCACGGCAGCATCGCCTGGGCGTGCCCGGTAGCGCCGGCCCAGCCGATGTTGACCGTGTTGCGCTTCGGCCGGGTGAGCTTGTAGCGGTTAAGGTCGATCCCGTTGCGACAGAGGTAGATGTTCGGGTTGAACTTTTTGTACTTGTCGAAGAGGTACTGCGTGGAGACGATCATTGCATCGCACTTCCTCATGCACATCTCGAACAGCAGCAGCGCGCGATCGTCGTAGTGCTCGGCGAACTGATGGTCACCACGCTTCTGGATTCCGTGCAAGTAATCGTCTACCTCGAAGACGACCTTCTTGCCATGTTCTTGCATCGTCTCGATCATCTTCTCCCAGCTCTCACCGTGTGGCTGTTGGAGGACGACGATTTTGTAGTTGTCGATCAGGTCGGGAAGCTGTGACTCGCCGCGCACGCTGCCGGTGAGCCAGTGGAACCGCGGCGGGTAACCAGCAACGCCGGTCCAATCGCAGCCCAGCTCCATCGCCGGCAGCATGACGCGGTAGTAACACGGTGCCGACGTGCCGAGGCCGACCATGCACACGTCTTTCTTGATATCGAGGTCAGCCAAGATGCGCCCGTAGAGCCCGCCCGACGTATTCTCCATAGGCTGGGGGGACGGCCTCGTTGATCTCCGGCTTGTTCATCCAGTCGATCCCCATTGCGTCCCGAGCGTTGGCGATCGTGCAGTTTCCACCGCCAGTGACCTGAACGAAGGATGTGTTCTGGTCGAGCTTGCCGTAATGAGCCTTCCGCTTGTCGTGGGTAAAAACGAGCGGGTGCTGGGTGCTGTGGTGCTGTGGTGCTGTGATCGGGAAGTTGGTCTCGAAGAGTCGATGGCGCAGCACCCGCAGACCGGGGAACATCGTGCCGCAGAGCATGATCGGGTCGAGCAGCGGCGCCCCCTCGACGTTCTCGATCACATAGGGCAGTTCGGAAGCGATAAGTAGCTCCCTGGTCGGCTCGATCAACTCTGGATAAGTTCGCTTGTTCTGTTTCTGGAGGTCACTGTGCGCCTGACACGGAGGGGAAGCGTGAATGGCCTGGAAGTGCCCGAGACAGCGGTCAAGCATTCCTTTGAGTGAGGTCCTCTGTGAACTCTCATGCCAGCAACTGCGCAGTATGTCCTGCGTCATAGCCAGGGCATCAGCGTGGTAGAACTCATCTCCGCAATAGTTCGGTTGCAGTTCGATGTCCACTCCGACCACATGGAAGCCCGCACGTTGGTAGCCCTTGGCGATTCCACCAGCACCACAGAACAGGTCGAGGATTCTGGGTTTATGCATACCCAACCGCCTTGCGGAGGAGGATTGCGAAGGCTGGCTGGCCGATCTTGCCCTCGTATTCGGCCCAGCCGTAGCGGTAGCCGTCGCGGGCGTAGGTCAGCTCCCATACCGTCTCGAACTCGGGGTCAAGGGCTCGGTGGACCCGCGCCGCGTCGAGGTTGACCGCATGGCAGGGATGGGGGTTGGTCAGAGCGTTGTTCTCAGCGCACATAATCGCCGCGAAGCCACCCGGTCGCAGCACTCGCCGGATCACGTCGAAGACCGCCGGCACCATGTCTTCCTGAACGTGGTCGAGGGCATTGGTGCAGACCACCAGGTCGAAGCACTCCTCCAGGTCGTCGGTGTAGAAGTGCTCGATCGTGTCGGCGATGTGGTCGTTGCAGGGGAAGTAGTCGCGGTACTGGTCAGTGCAGGGATCGACCACGATCCGCGACGAGAACGGCAGCAGGTCCGTCACCGGCATCGGGCCGCCACCGATCTCCAGTACGTCCATCGTGTGCGTGGCGAGCTGGTCGAGTAGGAGGTCCTTGATGAGCTTCGGGTGCCGGATGCGCTCGCGCTGCGCCTTCTCCTCGCGCCGAGCGTCGTCCGGGATGCACCAGGTCTTAGCCTCCTCCGCAATCCTGTCTATCGGCTTCTGATCTTGCCCCACTCGTGCCCCCTATTCGCGATGATGTCTGGTAGGTCGGGTGACTCCACGCCGCCGGCGACGAAGCTCTTGGCGCGGAAGTACCCCTCGTTGACGAAATCCACGTCGCCTCGGTGCTTGGGTCCATGCCACTGATGAAGGACCTTCACGTCGAGGGCGATGTGTTGATTCACACCTTTGATCCGAAGTCGCGTGAGCAGGTCGATGTCGTCCCAGCCCCATGCCCCAGGGAACTCCTCATCCCAACCGCCCACATCAAGCAGGGCTGGCCGGGAGTAGAGGGCAGTGAAGGGAGCGACCCAGCCGATCGCTTCCTCAGTGCCCGTCGGTGGCACATAGTCGCCCGCCGTCTCAAGTCCCTCGACGTTCGTGCTCGGCGGCGGGCCGCCCTCGGGCTGGAAGTAGATCGTGCCGGCGGAGATAACCTCGTTGGGATGCTGGGGCTCCAGGGCGGCGAACTGGGCCAGCACATCGGTCACGAAGAACAGCTCGGGCTCGGCGGTGACGATCCAGTCGTTCGACGCCTCTTTCACCCCGATGTTGCGGGCCATCGAGCAGATCGACCACTCGGGGTTGTGGTTGTAGATGTAGCGGATCGGCAGGGAGCTGAACGCCTGGCAGACCTCCTCGGTGTTGTCGGTGCCTCCGTCGTCCACGACGATCAGCTCGGCGGGCGGCGTCAGTTCGGTCAGCCGCTTCAGCGAGTGGGCCAGTAGCTCGGCGCGATTGAACGTCGAGATCAAAAGGGTGATGTCCACTATTCCTCCCAGTGGTACGGCGGTGGCAGGTTGTTCTTGCGCCACTGCCGGGCCAGTTCGAGCCCTCTGGGCGTCAGCCGGAGTGGATGCTGCTCGACCGGATTCAGACCACCGGCGAGGTACTGCGGGTAGGCAAGATTGAGGTCGAAGTCGATAATGTCGGTCTCAGTCCACTCGCCCTTCTGGCGCCCGATCTGAGTCGCATAGTTGAAGATCACCGAGTCCATTCGGGCGACGGCTTCCATGCCACACTCACGAGCGCGGTGGTAGAACCACTTGTCGGTGCCGAAATGGATCGGGATGAAGCGGCCGATCTTGAGCCATTGCCCCACCGAACAGAACGGCAGCGCACTGTGGTCGAGGGGTGCCCAGTCATGCTTCGGCTGGTTCTCGGGCAGGTCAGCGTAGAAGTAGCTGCGCTCCGACGGCTTCACCCACCACGGCGAGATCGCTTCGGCTGGCTCTTCGCCAAGGTGATAGCCGGCAGGCTCCATCCGCGAGCCCGGCAGGTAACCCTGCGACGCGGCCTCCGCCAGCGGGAAGAACCAGCCCTCGGCGACCATGATGTCGTCGTTGCCGAAGTGGATGTACTCCGGCGGCGGCTGGAGCCGCGATAGCCCTCGCTCGACCGCCTTCTGCCAACCCAGCCCACAGGTCGGCTCGTTGTAGACGACCTCGATGTGGACTTCAACGCCAGGCGTGCGTTTCTGGTACGCCCAGACAGCACGTTTCAGGAACTCCTCGCGCCCGGTGATCGTTGGTATGCAGACGAGAAGCCTCATGTGGCCGCGATCTCCTCGATCATCTGGTCCACCGTGCGCGACTGCTCCCACCGCGGGAAGTCACGTTCAAAGTCGCGGTTCGAGCTGATCCACCACATGTGATCGCCGATCCGCGCTTTCGGCTCATAGTGAGTGGTCAGGGTCTTGCCGGTGATCTTTTCCGCCAGCTCGATCGCCTCTATCATCGAGATCGCGTTCTCCCGGCCACCGCCGATGTTGTAGACGGCGCCGGGCTTGGGGTTCGAGTGGAACTCCAAGCAGGCAGCAGCGAGGTCACGACCGTAGATGTTGCAGCGGACCTGCTTGCCCTCGTAGCCGAAGATGGTGTACGGAAGTCCCTTGACGACGCATTTGACCAAGTAGGACAAGAAGCCGTGAAGCTCGGCGCCAGCGTGACCGGGACCCGTCACGCAGCCCGGCCGGAAGCAGACAGTGTTCATCCCAAAGTAGCGGCCATACTCCTGCACCAGGAGGTCGCCAGCCAGCTTCGACACCCCGAAGAGGCTGTGCAGACAGCCCTCGACCGACATCGACGTGTCGATGCCCTCGTAGAAGGGATGTTCGACGCCCACGTCAATGCGTTTGCCGCGGTCGCTGAACGCCAGCCGGTTCGGATTGTCACCGTAGACCTTGCTCGTGGAGATGTGAGCAAAGGTCGCCTCCGGGAAGTGGGCGCGCATGACCTCCAGCATGTTGAGCGTGCCGATCGCGTTGACATCGAAGTCGGTGCGCGGCTCCTTGGCGGCCCAGTCGTGTGAAGGCTGGGCCGCGGTGTGGACGATCAAATCGACCGGCCCGTCGATCCGCTCGAAGACGCTCATAACCTCCTCGATCTTGCGAACGTCCACTCCATAGTCAAGGAACGTCTTGAAGCGTTCGGTCAATTCGAGCCCGCGGGAGAAAGTAGAAGCCTCCGCGCCAAAGAAGTAACGACGCATGTCATTGTCGAAGCCGTAGACCACGTAGTCGTTTTCACACAGCAGCGCTACGGCCTCGGCGCCGACCAGCCCATTGCATCCGGTGACGATTGCCTTCTTCATACCGCCTCCTCGCACTCGTGTTGATGAGCCCATATCTCGGCCGTGTTGCCCTCCCAGCCGCACTTGCAGCGGACGTTGAAGCGCTTGCCGTCCTCCTCCACCACGAACAAACCCTCACCCTCAACCCAAGGGTGACGCTCGTTCAACATCGGCACGTCGCGTTCGTTGCGTTGCAGTGTCAACTCGAAATCCACGGCGTGGGCCAGATGCCAGCCGCGGGCGCCGGCGACCATCGAGATGGGAACACCGCAGGCGACAGCTCGAAGTCCCAGCTCGCCGTCCTCGCAGCGGCCGTGGTGCAGCTCATTCCAGAAGCCGCCGATGCGGGCGAACTCGTCGATCGGCCACACCAGGTTGCCGGAGAAGCAGGCGAGCCCAGCACTGAGGTTCTCGACCATGACCTCGTTCCAGCCATGCTCCTCGAAGGATGCCCAGCGCGGGTCGTTTTTCAGCTCGGACATCGGCTCGCGCGTGCCCGGCGGCAACCAGTCGTAGGGTCCAACCAGGATGCGTGGGCGACCGTCCATCGCCTCTTCGAAGCGCTCCAGCGCCTCGGGCGCGACGATGATGTCGGAGTCGAGGAACCAGGCGGTGTCGATGTCCGTGTCCTCCAGTCTCCGCACACCGATGTTGCGTGGCTGCTCCATCCCCGGCTCGTGCTTCGGGGCGCGTAGGGCAACGGCGGGGAAGGGCATATCGTCCAGCTCGGTGGGAAGATCGACCTCGCCGTCGCAGACGACCAGCAGCAGGTGAGGATGGGTCGTCATGGCGGCCAGCGATTCGATGCTCTGACGCACGTTGTCGCCGCGGCCAGGGCCGACGGGCATCACCACAGCCGTCTTCATCGCCCCACCGGCCTTCCGTGCCTCCGGCCACCGCGGGCCAGCCGTCGCCGCCGGCGCTCCTGGTTCCGTCCACGGCGCTGCTTGCGCTCGACGATGGTGAGGCGGTGCAGCTCGCGACGCTCGCGCATCCATCGCGGGCGCCGGCGCTCGGCCGCAGCCTTCGCCTCCTGCTCGACCTCCTCCATGACGGCCTTGATCTCTTCAGCGATCTCCTCGGGCGACTCCTCGACCTCCGGCGGTGCCTTCTGCTTCAGCTCGTCCTCCACGTCACACCCCCTGGGGCTCGTAGACCTTGGGTCCGGGCTTGATCTCCTTCACTTCGCCCGGCTCGTAGCCGAGGACGAGAGTGGAAGGCCCGACGCCGAAGCCCTGGTTCATCGCCAGCTCCTCCGTCGTCAGCGCGCAGCACCAGCCCTCCGTGGCCGCGATCTTCAACTTGAACTCGTTGTCCTCGGCGAAGGCGGCACTGCGCTCACTCCACGGCCCGAACAGCTCCCAGGCGGTGCGAGGGATGGCGATGAAGGAACCCACGAAGTCACGGTGCTCCTGCCAACCGCCGTGCTCGGCGATCAACATCTCCTCGTATTTCACCGGCTCGACCGGGTAGCGGAAGATGCCCAGCGCACCGATCAGCGGGGCGCGGTCTTCGCAGACGGGATGTGTCGGATCGCACTCCTCCGGGTGAGGACAGCCGCCGGTGTGGACACAGCCCTCGAAGCCTTCGGCTTGGTTTTCCTCCAGCACCGCCTGCACCTTGCGCAGCCAGCCGGAATCGAAGATCAGGTCCTGGTCGCACTTGATGATCGGATCGCCCTTCGCCACGGCCGCCATGCGGTTGAAGGCGATCCCTTGTCCCTCGTTCCAGCCCGGCGAGTTCATCAGCAAGGTGGAGATCACACCCTCCTCGCTCATCTGCAACAGCCAGCGGCGAAGCTCGGGGTCCCGCGAGCCGTCGTCGTGAACGACCAGCTCGAAGTCGGCGTCGGCCCTGGCCAGCATGGAGCCGATGCAGTCTTTGAGGAACGCCAATCGTTCGTAAGAGAGCACACACACCGTGGCAAACATCAGGATTTCCTTTCTGGTTTGCGAAGCCCTATGTCGATTCGTCGGCGTGGATGAGTAGTCACACGCCGATGAATCGAGAAGACTTCGTACTTTTTACGCGACGAGGGCAACTCGACCGTCTCCCCCAACCTCGGCAGCTCCGAGTACCTCATCTTCGTCTCGTGAGCCACTTCGCTCCCGAGCAGGAATCTCACGCTCACCCACATCTTCGGCCTCCTCGACCAGCTCGTGCTTTCTAAGTGCGACCCGAATCTCTCGCGCGTCATCGACGCCCCACCATTCCTGTGGGTCCTCCAGGCGTTTGGTGATGTCCTTGTCCACCATCTCGAAGCGGCAGCTCGTGTAGGGGACCGAGAAGCCGGACAGCCAGCTCTCGCCCTCTTTGGTGCCGCAGAACGCCTCGAAGGTCCCCTCCATGATCCAGCGCTTGTGATCCGGGTCCTCGACCGCGGTGCGCGACGGGAAGAGCGGAGTGATGACGCGCAGGATGCCACCAGGCTTGAGCACACGGTGGCACTCGTCCATCAGCGGGATGAAGCCGATCCCCAGGTGCTCGAAGCAGTGGTGGCTGATGATCGACTCGATCGAGTTGGTGGGGAACGGGAGGCCCACTTTCTCGTTTTCCTCGCGGATGCGGGCGTTGAAGAGGTCGAGCGTTTTGGCGAACGCCTCGTCCATCTCGCCCTGCTCGCCAAACTCGTTGGCCGGCTGCGCCGGCGCCAGTCTGTCGAAGTTGATGAGCAGGTCCACGTTGGGCGTGTAGTAACGGTCGATGCCGAGTCGCCCTTTCCGCAGCGTGCCACACCCGAGGTCTACGTGGAAGTCGATGTTGTCCCATTCGGACTCGCCGCGGCCAGCGGGGGTCCAGTCGTAGGGATGTCCACTCTCAAGCTGGTCGTAGTGCCACCACATAATTCCTCCTTAGATAAATGGGACGAGCCCCGAGAAGCTCTGGGTTGCATACTTTTCAGCGAAGTACATCCATGACAACGCCTGCCACTGCTCCAACTTCGGGGACGGCCTGCCTCGGAACATCGCCTCGAAGTGGTAAGCGCGCACGTTTGGGTTGTAGACGCACTGCAACCCGGCCAGGAAAACTCGAATGCAGTAGTCAACATCCTCGTGCGCCATGTGAAACTTCTCGTCGTACAGGCCGATCAGTTGCAGGGTCTCGTTGCGGATATATTGGAACGCTCCAGTGACCGGCGCTACCCGCATTTTGAGCGCCTCCGGCAGGTTCCCCGGCCCGTACTTGTAGAGATGGTCGAAGGTGCGGGTGAGCAGGGAGAAGTAGATGCCGGCGTGCTGGATCAGGCCGGTCGGGTAGAGCAGCAGCCCACCGACCACCGCGGCCGGACGATTCTGGCCGTCCTTGGTCTTCTGGCAGGTCGTCACCCAGCCCGGCGTGGTCATCTCCATGTCCGCGTTCATCAACACGGCGTCGCGGCCCTCGTCGAGCGCACGTCTGAGCCCGATGTTCACCGTCTTCGAGAAGCCGGAGTTCGAGGTCTTGCGGTACAACTCGGCGTGGTAGCGATCGAGTCCGGGCGCGATCTCCTGGACCAGCAGCCGATCGGGTGAATGATCGTCCACGCAGAGGATGTCAACCGAGTCGCTGACCGTATGCCGAATGCTGCGCACACAGTCCATCGTCACTTCAACGTCGCCGGGCTGGGTGAGGAAGGTGGGGATAACGACGAGCGGTTTAGGCATGTTCGGACGCCGCCTCCTTCGCCATGAAGTCAGCCAGCTCGTTGAACCTGGCGCCGTTGTGCCCCTTGACCCAGAGCAGCGTCACTTGCGGGCGCAGCAAAGCGTCGATCTGCCTCCACAGCTCCTCGTTCTTTACCGGCTTGGTGCGACCCCTCCCGGCTGAGCGGCGCCACCCGCGCTTCTTCCAGCCGGCCAGCCACACCGTCGAGCCCTTGACCACATAGAGGCTGTCGGAGACGATCTCGATGTCATCCGTGGGGAAGAGGTCGAGAGCAACCTTGATCCCCTCGATCACCGCAGCCATCTCCATTCGGTTGTTGGTCGAGCAGGGCTCACCACCCGACTCTTTGCAGACAACTTGTTGCTGCTCATCGACGACGATGAACGCCCACCCTCCGGGACCACCGGGGTTCTTCAAGCAGCAGCCGTCAGTCCACACTTGGATCATCAGAATGGGATGTCGTCTTCTCCGCCGAACTTCTCGTCCAGCTTCTCTTCTCGGTTGACCTTCCTACGCAGCTCAGCTACCTCTTCCTCCAGTGAACCGACACGGTTTGCGAGGGAGGTCAACTGCTGGCGCATATCGCTGATGTCCTTCTTCGACGCGCGCCCCTTGCCGGGCAGCTTCAGGGTGTAAGTGCGTCCATACTTCTCGTGGTCATAGACCTCGACGTTGAACTCGGTCAGCGTGCCTTGCTCAAGGTCGGGGTGGAAGGTGCGAAGGGGAAGATCGAGGACCTCACCCTGCTCGTTGACGGCGGCGACCTCGTAGATCACGGTCTCCTCGTCCTTGCCCTCGGGCGTCCACCGGGCCAGCTCTTTCTGGCCGGTGATAGTCAGCTTCCTTTTTCCACTAGCTGCCACGGCTCGCCAATCCCTTCGCGATTTCCTCGTGCTGATAACAGGCGAAGATGTGCATTCCAGAAGGCGTCATGCCACCACGACTTCCCTTGATTCGTCTCATCATGGGCAGCTTTAACCGTGCGGGCTTGTCACACCACTCGCATTTGATCCCGTCTAGCTCGTCGTCAGCCGATCGAGACACGGCTTCGGATTTCCTGCTCACCCTTGAGCGGACCCTGGGGCGACCAGTTCGTCGCCGGGACCGCCACCACGCGAGAGAACTCCTTCTGGCCGGTCTTCTCCACCAAAACCGGGAAAGCATCCTCCAGTGCCTTCTCGCCACTGCGAGCGTTCACCGTCGCGCCCTCGGCCCAGCCGCCCTCGGTCTCGAAGAGGATCACGTAGTCGCGAGTCGGCGCCCGCTTGTCGCCTTTTTTGGCGCGTTTGGTCACTTTTTTCTTTCCTTTTTTCGCGGCCGGTTTCGGTGCCGGTTCGGGCTCGGGCTCGGGAGTCGGCTCGGGCTCGGGCTCGGGCTCGGCCGCCGGTGGCTCCGGCTCGGGGGTTGGCTCGGGCGTGGGCTCCGGGGTCGGCTCGGGCTCGGGCTCGGGCTCGGGCTCGGGCGCCGGTGGCGTCGGCTCGGGCTCTGGGGCGGGAGGCTCGGGCTCAGAAGTCGGCTCGGGCTCCGTCGCCGCGGCTGCCGCTTCCTTCTCGCCCTCCAGCTCGCCCTGGTCGGGCTCCTCCGGTTCCTCCATGAACTCGCCGGCCTGCGGCTGCTCCTCCTCTTCCTCGCTCGGGTTGTCGCCCGCTAGGACGCCCTCCTGCACGCCCGGCGGCGGACCATCGTCGAGCGGGTCGCTCTCGATCTCGGCGAACACGTCATCCACTCCTCCGGCACCAAAGTCCACATCGTCCTGCATGTCGTTTCCTCCTATCGAATGGTCATCGTCGCAGCCTGCATGTGGAACTGTGCGATGCCCTTGTATCCGTGTCGGTTCTTCTCCCAGATCATCTCCATCTGGTCCTCTGTTACCTCTCCAGTTTCACGATCCTCATCCGTCGCGTACATGTACGGCTGGTGGATGAAGCTCACGAAGTCCGCTGCTGCGGCGACCTGATAGCTGCCGCGCATGTGGGTCAGGTTTGGCCTGGCGTTGCGCGATTCTGCGATCCCCTTGGTGGTGTGGCAGATGCAGATCACCGCGGTCCCGAGATCGCCGGCGATCGACTCCTTGAGGAACTTCACCTTGTCCTCGTCCTCGCGCAACTGGCTCTCGTAGTACCGATCCATGCCGAAATGTCGGAAGTGGTCGATGATGACCAGGCCGACGTTCTCCCTGCGGATGGCCTCGACGACCAGCGCGCGGAGCTGCGAAGCGCGGGCGTTCGAGGCGAAGTTGAAGAACAGGGGAATCTCCTTGCGGCGCCCCCATTCGTGGAGAATCTTCCCTAGCTCCCCGTCGGTGATGCGACCTTCGCGGAGCTTGCCGCCGTCGATCTGCGAGACCGCCGAGGCCAGCCGCTGGTTGGTCGGTTCTTCCCCCATCTCCAGGCTGAGGATCAGCGTGGCGACCCGCTTGTCGTCGCCGCGCGCCATCTGCCGTTGGGCGAAGAGGATCGCGGCCTTGGCGAAGACGGCGCTCTTGCCGACGCCGGGCTCGCCGGCTGCCAGCCACAGCTCCGTCCCGCGGAGCCCGCGGGTGTAGTCGTCGATGAAGGGCATCCCGAACTTGACCCAGCGCTCGATGCCCTTGTCGTAGGCCGACTTCGCTTCCAGCGCCTGGTTGTAGTACCGGCGCCCCATATTGCCGAAGCTGATGATCTCGTGGGTCAGCAGAGTGTTGGTCGCGATCTTCATCGCGGTCTGCGACGCCAAGCTCGCGATCTCCTCGGGCAGCTTCTCCTCGCGCTCGATCTCGCCTTCCACCGTGCTCATCACGTCGAGCAGTTCGCGGTAGTCCGCCTTGCGCTTGACGATGATCGCGTGGTCCAGCACCTGCCCCTCGAAGCGCTCGGTGCTGAGTTCCCTCACCCGCTCCGCTGCCTCGCCCTCCTCGATCGACCAGAGCTTGGCGAGCTTCTTCGAGGCCGCGGTGCCCACCGACACTGCATCGAGAGGCAAGTCGCCGTAGTAGTGCTCGTAGAGCTGCCCGTAGATGAGCTTGTGCGCTGGCGCGTAGAAGTGCTTCGGCTCCAGCAACGTACCGACGACGACCGAGCACACTTTCGCCCCGCCGCGGAGCATTTGCGACAGAACGCTGCGTTCCGCCTCCTGGGAGTGAGGTGGCTTCACGTAGTGTCACCTTTCCCAGTCCTTCGGAAAGTGGGGTATCCGTCCTCGCGCCGTACCGTTTCGATGCCATGTTCGCCTAGCCATGCCTCAGCTTCTTGAGCCTTTCTCACCATCTCCGGGTCCCCGGACTGGTGACCGCGCTGGACTTCTACCTGACGCTGGCCCACAATTGCATCGTCGGCGGACGGAAACCCCGCAACGCCCGCAGCATTTGCACGGTCAAGCCACCAGTCGATGCGCGATCGCTGCGTCTCCTCGCGTCGAGGGCGCGGCTTCAGAATCTTGGACAGCGCGTTGTACTTGCCGCCGGCGCGTTCCACGTGCCTGCCGCGCTTCATGTGGTAGTCGGAGGCGTTGCAGGCTTCGATGCAGACGATCAACTCCTGCGGACTCGCGACCTTCAGCGCGTTGCGGATCACGAGACGATCGTCGTCACCTGCCTCCTTGCGCCTCGGGCTCATCACGCGGACGTAGGCGGCCCACACGTCGTCGATCATCTGGGAGGTCTCAGATCGGCTAGGTAGGGCAGCGGTGGTGCCGGCGCCGTCGGCTGAATCCGGTTCCCCCTCAGACTCCCCCTCCTCTACCAGCGTTTGGAGAGAGGAAGACGCTTGTAGTAGGGCTGTTGCAGTATCTGAACTCAACTCCTCCCCCACCCCCAAACCCCCTACCCCCCCCGCGACGCCGCCGTCCGGCGTCCACACGGCGCAAGGCACTCCGGCCCTGACCAGAATCCCCTGCAAACGGGCCTGTTCTGGCGCAAGCTGCGCACGCCCTGGAGGTCTCACATGGACCGCGAGAATGTCGTCGCCGCGCTGCAACATGAACGTCGGCCAGCCACGTTTCAACGGGGTCCAGCCGGCTGCGACAGCCAGGTCGAAGAATGCTGCTTCGGTGGGGTTCTTCGGGCGCCGCGCGGGACGCGGCTCACTTCCATCTTGCATCTGTCGTGACTCCTAGGTATAGTTCACGACGTAAAGCAGCCTCTGCCTCCTCCGCTTTGGTGGAAAGGTGGTCGGAGAAAATGCTTTGCGTCCGGTGAAGCGCCCCCGCTACTAGCCAAAGTTTCCGGGGGCGTTTCGCTTTTCAGTTCTTCAATCGGCTCAATCTCGGGCTAGCCTTCTCCTTCTCGGCGAATTGCAGCACGCGCTCCGCGGCTGCTTTGTCTCTTCCGAAGAAGCGATCTATGTTGGTCTTCGTCATCTTTACGAGGAGATAGAAATCGTCACCGACCTCGGCGTGCGCCAAGCGCAGTCCCTGCGCGCTCCAGACATCTCGCGAGCTGGGGAAGAGGCCGAACCCGAGCTGCTGCCGGCGCTCCTGCGGCAGCTCGCGGATGACCTCCTTCACCGATTTCTCGAATCTCTCCAGACACTTCCGTACCGTTTCGACTTCATGCAGGTCCTCGACGTAGGTGTCGATGTCCTGCGCTGCCAGGTTAGCGACATCGGAGCCTTCTGGGGCGAGTGCGGCGATACGATCTCTCGCAAACTGGGCAGTGCGCAATGGCTCCGAGCAGCTCTCCATGATTGGACACCACGGACACCACTGATTGAACTTGGGATTAGTGTGGTCCGCTTCAAGAATCGCGGTGACCTGTCGCACCAACCAGTGTTTGATCCTCTCTCGCTGCTGCGCGTTCTTTCGGGTGGGCACCGCTCCGAAGCGAAGCTGATCGTAAATCTGCGTGAGGTCCTCAACCTCGGGCCAATACTCGTAGATGGCCCAGTTGTATGACCAGAGCTGCGGGTCTTTGTGGACCTCTTCGTCAGTCTTCCGGTGCTTCGAGGACTTGTAGTCCAGGTGGATGAAGGACGACGAGTTGCCAACCTGGCGGTAGAGACGGTCCAATGTGAAGCGGTAGTAGATCGTCTCGCCCTCGAACTCCATCAGCGGGACGCGAAGGTTCTCCTCCGATGCGACAGTTTCAACCCCGGAGTAATCGCGCGCATGGTAGGTCTCAAGGTCTTCCTGAAGCTGGTCGATGTCTTCGGGTTCGAGCCAACGTCCGTAGCGCTGCACGGCCGCGTCGATCGCCTCGTCATCGCTACCCGTCTCCTCGACAGTTGCGATCGCTAGGTGAATTGCGGACCCGTAGACGTTATTTGGATTCTCTGCCTCGGGCGCTTCACCTAGCTCCGACCACCGTTGCATGTCGAACTCCCACCGACGACGGCACTCCCTGAACTGGAGGATGTCACTGATGCCGATCGCGTTGCCTGGAAGCTCCACAGTACCCTTCGACTGGATGGAAGGCGGAGCATGGTACTACTCTTTGGGCGGCTCCGCAACGGTAGGTTTCTCCTCTGCCTCGACCGCGGCGTCAAGCATTCCTTTCGCCTTGCGGTGAATGGCGCGAAGTGCAGGGGAAGTCACTTCGGAGAGCAGGCCGAAGCCGCGCTCTTTGGCCCATGCCTTGAACTCCTGCGCGGCCTTGGGGTAGCTGCTCTCCATGACCTCCAGCCACTGAGTGATGTCGGCCCGGAGCTGCTCGTCGGCGTCCAACTCGTTCGCCGGCGTGAAGTCCGGCGGCAGCTCGGCCGCGTCGCTGGGGACCTGCTCGGAGCCCTGGCCTTCCTGGAGGTCCTCGGCCGTGGCGATGCCGGTGCCGGGGATTACGAGCATCCCGGCCATGCCGAGGGCGCGGCCGACGGCGCCGGTCTCGGCCTTCATCAGCGCGTTCACGTCGGCGCCGAAGCGGCCGAGGGTCGGCACGACCTTCGTCGCCGGCGGCCCTTCGAGGACGAGAGTGCCCGAGCGGCGGAAGCCGATCTCGCCCGTGCGCTTATCGACGACGTAGGGCTCCTCCTTGAAGCCGCTCTTCTTCCAGACCTGCACGCGCATCGAGCAGCCGACGAAGCGAGACTCCTTTTTGTCGGCGGTGACGACCGCAGTCGAGAAGAGCCCGTGCCCGCCCGGGAGCTGTGGATTCGGCTTTACCGGCGGCTGCGGGTCGATGAAGCCGATCCAGCCCTTCAATTCGCAGAGGTCGTGGAAATACTTGACCCGAGTCTCGACGCGCATGTAGGGCGTGAGCACGAGGTCGGTGACATCGCCGATCACGGGGGCAGTGCCCTCCCAGCCGACAACCGTCTTCGATTTTTCGGTGTTCGGGATCAGCGTCACGCCGCCGACGTAGTGCTCGTGCTCCAGCCCCTCGGCGATGGCAACGTTCTCCTTGAACCAGATCGCGATCTCGGTGCCGGGGGGCGTCTGGTTGACCCAGCGGTTGCCCTCACGGCCATAGCGCTTCTCGGCTCGTTCGGCCATCGGAGCGACAACCTAGCGCGCCCGCAGGACTGCATCGAGGGTTGATCCCGCAAATTCCGTAACCAGGTGGCAACGCGCTCGCCGGTCCAGCAGTTAAGGTGCGGCGATGAAAGAGAACGAACGGCGCATCATCGAGGGCTTGGGGCTCGGCATCGAGTTCGAGCTGGAGGAGTTGGCGGAGCTGGAGATCGAGTCCAGCTTCATCGGCAAGCTCACCCTGCTGTCGGTGGTCGCCCTACACAGAAAGGTGGACAAGCTGATGGCAGACCTGTCAGCGCTCCAGACGGCCGTGGATGGCCTCGTGGCCGTCGAGGGTGCCGCCGCCGAAGAGCTGGTTGCCCTCAAGGACGAGGTAGCACAGCTCCAGGTGGGCAGCATCTCACAGGAGCAGATCGACTCGATCACCAGCAAGGTGACCGGCGTCGCCGACGCACTCACCCAGGCGACTGAAGCGGCGAAGGCCGAGCCTCAGCCGCCCGCGCCCGAAGGAGGCGGCGAGCCTCCGGTCGAGCCGCCCCCCGCCGAAGGCGGAGAGCCGGCGCCGGCGCCGGAAGGTGGCGCGGAGCCGCCTGCGGGGGAGCCCGCGTAAGAGCTGGAACGGCGGTCCTCCTTCGGGAGGGCCGCCTACCGGCCGTAGCTCCCGGCCACGTGGCGCCGGTGGGGCTTCGAGCCGGCCACTGAACCTTCGGGCACCAGTAGGGCCGAGGGCAGTTCGATCACTCCTCCTTCGCCGGGGGTGACGCCGCCTTGGTGAAAGTGGAAATCAGGAATCGTTTCCCGGAGGGAGGCGATAAAGACTTCCGATTCTTTGATCGTGCCGGCGAACGTCAGTTTGAGGGTGCCGATGATTTCGAGCAACTGGAGTTCTTCTTTCAGCCAGTCGCTTTCAAATTCAGAGTGGATTGTCAGGGCCGGGAGTAGGCCACCGAGACCCGTGCCCCCAGTGATCGTTGGAGCGTTCACCTGCGGACCATTTGTGGTTGTCCCGACGCTCCCGAACCACATCAGGTATTCGGTTTCCCCACCTTCTGGGCCAGGTGGTCGAGATTGTGTGATGCCCTGGAAATCGGGATGTTTTTCGAGTTCGGCACGTTCAAATTCCCCGACCCAGCCACAAGACAACAGGATCGACCAACGAGCAAGTACATCTTCCCCGACGAGCGCTTCGAGAGTGATACGAAGGTCGGCCTCGGTGAGAAACTTTTCGATGATTATTTGTTCCAGGACTGAGCGAGGGATAGTCCAAGCCATTGTGAATTTGTGTTTGCCCTGAACCTGCACCGGGTCACCGCCGACCTGCATGGTCGATATGGATTCAAAATTCGAACCGCCCCCGGTCTTGCCGGTGTAGAGCCCTCCTCGTTCGTCCGGCCAGAGGACCGACATCCCATAGCCGCCACGCCGGAAAATGTTGAAGTTGTAGCCGGGAACACCTTCTTCTTCACTGCCAATTTCGGGCACGGCCTGTCGAAATAGTTCGCGAAAGCGGGGGTATTCGTGGTAAGGGATTTTGCGTTTGGTGCGATTTGGAAAGACCCTGAACCGCCGCGGCAGGAATGCCTCCTTGAAGGTCTCAGCGATTCCCTCGATGATCTTGTCTTGCCACCCGGCACCGCTGGGGTCGAGTTCGCCCAGATCATCACTCTGGGCGCCAAACATCTGCGCGATCGCGATGCGCTTCGATTCCGGCAGCGAGGCGAACGCAGCGTGCCCTAGCTCGTGGATCGCGGTCTCCAGGTAGAAGCGCTCGGGGTTAAAGACGAGCCCGAGCCCGGCTGCTTCGGCTTCTAGGCTCTGACGTGCTTCACCGAACCCCGGCGAATCGTTGCGGACTTTTGTTTCGGCCTCGGTCGAACCGTAGGTCCAGGTGGTGACTGCGAGGTCGATGAGATGGCCGCCGCCGACCAGGGTGCTCGGGTCCACGAAGGAGACGTTGATCGTGAGCGGCAGAGCATCCTGGGGCAGGTGGAGCAGGTGAGAGATAGCCTCTTCCCACATGCCTTTCTGCGTCGTATTGCCATTTGCGAATTCGTATTTCATCAGGCGCGGATCATGCCTTCGGCTCCGAAAATCCACCGCCTGAGTTCCTGCACGCCCCCACTCGACAGGACCTTGATGAGTTTCGTCTTGTAGGGGATTGGTGGGCTTTCGGTGACTACCGTGGTTTCGGTGTGGCTTATCTCGTTGGAGCTGCCGATGATGTCTTTGACTGCGACGCTCACTAGCGGCTGGTTGAAGAGCCAGAGCGCCACCGGCTTGGACCCTCCGGCAGTGCGCCAGTTTTCGAGAGAGCCGGCTTCAACGAGGGCTTCCACCTGAGCGTCGGTCAGGACTGAGTTCCAGACCCCCACAGCGGCCATCGACCCCCCGAAGGGACCGACTGCATTCAGTTTGCCTCCAAGCCTAGCTTTGTTGCCTTTCAGGTTTCCAACTACGTTTTCGGAGCCTTCTTTATGTTCCCATTTCCTCGTCGAGAACACATACATGTGGAGTCGCACTTTGGCTTCTCCAGCGGCCTTAGTGCCCGCCACCAACACCCACCCTTCTTTAGGCGGTTTAACTCCAGCTTCTTTGCCGAGCAAAATCAGGGTTCCAACATTGATCCCAAAGAGTTGTCCTTCAAGGGTTTCCCCGGCTTCATTTTCGATGACCAGGATGCTCCCATCTTTTTCATACTTGATAAGAGCAGCAACCGTGACGGGCGAGGCAAGAGGGACCTGCCCGAGGGCTGCGACAATCTGCGAAGCCGGAGAATTGGTCCATTTCCGAACGACTTCAGGGGGGAGGACAAGTGTGCCACAGGCAAGGTTGATGAGCTTCGGGTTGGAACCGTTGCCACCAAAGCCAATGTACCCCTCACTGTAGGTGGAGTCTTCTACCTGGCCGATTAGTTCGGGCGTACCTGCGCCTGCCTGATGGTAGATTTCCACCATACCGTCCACATACGCCAAGAAAAAGGAGTCGTTTTCGCTGAACGTCAATTCTTTGGCCGATTCAAAAATAATGGTCGGTTCCGAGGCACCCGTCCACTTACGAAGTATGTACTGCACCTTTCCCGAGGCTTCTGCGAGAACCGCAACGTGGTAGCCACTGGCTTTCGAGCCGCCCTGGTGAAAGAGCCAGAGGTCAAACTGGCGAAGACCCTGAAGCGAGCCGGTGGTCTTCTTCACGCCGACGGCATAGCTTCCCGAGACTCGATTCCTGTTGTCGAAGTATCCGCCTCGGAGGCCCCCTAGTCCTTCGAAGAACCCCGGCGGAGACCAGCCGGTGGTTTCGCTGAAGGTGCCGTTTGAGACCGACCAGGGCATGACGGTCATGTTTTCTGGTGCCCCTGAATGTTTCAGCGAATCAAGAAGCGAAAGCGTAGTGAGCTGTTCGGGGATCGTTGCCATCTAGGATGATTCGATCCATATGTCGTGGACCTGTATGTTGGTAGGTTTGACCGTACCTATCCAGGTGTATTGCCTAAACTTGGTCCCCCTTGCGACCGCAGCGTTGGAGCCGTGGATGATTACCCCCATCCCCTCTTGACCGAGGAACTGCCGGTCGCCTTCGAACTTGAGTTTCGACTGGTGAGGGCCAGGATTGGTGTGCTGAACGTTCACCCCTCCCGATGCGGTAACTTCCTCGACTTCGAGTTCGGGCACTGACACCCCACTGGCGATCATCGTCAGGCGCGGAGCGCCCGCGGTGATAGTGATGATGGCCTCTTTTTTCGCGCCTTCGGCCAAGTTGACCAGCAAGCCGCCAGAGCCGACGAAGGTCAGCTTCTCGGCCGGGTTGATCGTGCCGCCGGTGCCGCTGGCCGTGATCGCGCCGCCCCCACCGCCACTGGCGATCCGTACCCATTGCGATGGGTTGGCCGCCGACGCCGAGAGCACTGCGAAGAGGAGGCCATCCTGCTCGGAGAGCTTCACGTCGCCCATCGTGCCGGAGCCCAGTAGGCCAGAAGCCGTCACTGGCCGCTTCCAGTGCCATTCGAGCAGCTCTGTGTCGGGGTCGATCTGATGCGCCCCGCCGATCGAGAGGTTCACGGGTGGTGGCGACGTTTCCCCGAACGAGAGCGAGCTGAAGGCAGCGACATGGCCGGCGCTCGCGACCGGGTAGCGGCCGATCAGCGAGCCGCCGCTGAAGTCGCTCGTCACGCTCGCGTAGAGGTTGATGAAAGTCGTGCCAGCTTGCACGCCAGAGGGAAGCGTCACCAGCAGCGTGTTGATTCCGACGGTGGTGTTTTCTTCGCCGGCAGGTGGAGTCGTGGAGCAGTCCAGCGAATGGCTCCCGTCGTCCGTGAACGTGCTCGCCCCGGTACCGCCCGTCGTGAGCAGATAGTAGGAGCCGCCGCCAGTCGCGCGGTAGAGCCGCCATTCTTTGGCGCCAGCCGCGACCATGCCGTAGTTCAGGTTGCTGAGCTGCACTCGCCCGGAGGCGAAGCCTGGGGCTCGCTCGACGTTGACGGAGGCTCCTAGCGGCGTCTCGCCGCCTTCGCCATCGCCCCATGTCAGGGCGTAGTAGTAGGTGTTGACGAGCAGCGAGCCGCCGGCGTAGTTCGCCACAGCGCTCGGCGCGGCCACCGGCGAGGAGAGCGGCGGCTGCGTGCTGACGACGGCGACCGGGGACAGCATGGTCTCGCCGCTGTTTTCGTCTTCGAGCGTATAGCCGAGGGAGATCGCGAGGTCAGCGGAGATCGTGCCGCCGGAGGCGATGATGCTCGCGCCCGGCGCCGCGGCCGGGTTCGTCAGGCCGTTGAGCCCGGTGTGTCGGTGCGTCTTGGCACCGATCTGGAGGAAATGGTCGATCGTCTTGCGGTCGGTGCCAATGAAGGCGCCACTGCCTTCGTTGATCGACTCACCCGGCTCCAGGACCAGCAGGCCAGCGAATTGCGTGCGCTCCACCTAAATCATCCTCCTCACGTGATGAGTTCCTCATCGTTGAACGTGTTCACCGGCTGCCCGTATCCCTCGAAGGTGATGTGGACCGCGCCCTTGAACTTCGTTGCCCTGTCCGTGCTGGCCACGCCGATCGCCACGGTGGCTCCCAGCGTTTCGTTGCGGTCGTTGGTCTTCCAGGCCATCACGACCGCGGTGATCGACACTGGTGTTGGGGTATACAGTTCCGACCCGACGGAGATATGCGGCCGCGAGAACGGCGCGTCTCGCTGCGCAGTCGCATCGACGAAGGCTGTCGAGAAGGTCAGAGCGACTTCCTGCCATTCGAAGAACTCCTCCGCGACGCCAGCGACCCTGATCTGGAACTGTTCGTCGCGCTCGATCAGCCCATCTTCGGCCGCCCTCCTGCGAATGCGATCCATGTCCCTGACCGCGCCGAGACGCAGTTTCTTCAGGGAGCGCTCCAGTTGCTGTAGGCCGGGTTCGGGCATCAGAAGGTGTGTGATTCCGTCCAGGGTGCGCGGGCGATCGGCGCCGGCATTCGCCCTCGTTCGTTCAGCAGCGCCTCTAGCTCGACGCGGGTTTCGCTCACGTCGTTGGTGTCGATGAAGGAGCCACCGAGGTTCATCTTGAATCCGACCTCCGCGCCGCTCACGTAGCTCCAGGTCCGTTGCACGACCCAGATGCGCGTTGACATCCCGGTCCCGCGGTCGAAGAGCAGCGTTTGGTGGTCCAGGTGGATCAGCGGCCACATCGGTATCTCGATCTCGCCCTTGGCTGCCACTAGGGCGGCCTGGAAGGCGATCATCAGGCAGGCCACTTCGCAGAGGTAGGTTTCGTCGAGCAGGTAGTCGTAGTGGACCTCCGGCCGGCGCAGGTGCGCGGCGCCGTCGGAGTTGTCCCGAGCCCACACCGGCCGATAGCTCGCCTGGAACCGCTTGGTGCGATCGGCGCCGAGCGCGTGGATGTGCATCGGGTCGTTGAGCGCGATCTTGTCGGAGACCGCCTTGCCCCTCACCCGGATCGAATCGGGGAGCTGGTTGGCGTCGAACTCGGCGTTGACGGCGGTGAGCAGGTTGTCGTCGCGCACCGACTCCACCGAGTCGGGCGATTCCTGCTTCATGCTCGACGCCTGTCGGAAGACGGCCGTACCCATATTCAGGTTGGTCTCGTTGCTGGGTGAGAGATCGTTCACGTCAAAGTCGTCCGGTGGCCTGATATAGAAGACGAAGCCGACCTGTTCCTTGATGTAGTTGATGGGGTCGATCAAGAACTTCTGGCGATCGAACACCACCTTGTCGGAGAGGCGCACACCAGTCGTTTCGATTTCCCAGTCGTGGAAGCCAGCCCACTGGAGGATCACCTTCACCATGTCCGACACGTCGTCGATCAGAATCCAGTGGCCCTTCCGAACCGTTTCCGGCACCGAGGCGTCGCGGATGCGGCACTCGCGCACACCAGCACGGAGCGTTGTGGTCTTGCCGTTGTCGCTCGGTGAGGAGTGCAGATTGCGGAACCAGACCCTGACCTTCGTCCCGTCCCCGGAGATGATCTTCTGCCCGTCCGTGGTGATCGGGTAGGTCGTCAGCGAGCCCCGGATGCCTGGCACGTAGTTGACGAATGGAATGGTGGTCCCCGGCACCTGACCAGCTCCGCGGTTCACCCAGCCAGCGCCGAGTTTGGTCCCGCTGCCAAGTCGGGCTTCACCACCACCGGGCACGTTTTCGTTACTGGCGAAGACGGAGACGTACATTTCCATGTTCTGGAAGGCCGGGTAGAGTTCGAGCTTGATGAAGTGCCCCGCGGCCAGTGGGAACTCGATCCACTCAAGCTGCCCGGCGTCGCTGTGACCTTCCGAGACCCAGGCGCTTTTCGTCGAGCCGTCCACCGCGTTGTTGGCTATGGCGCCCGGCTTTTCGGACTTCGCATTCGCCTGGTTGGCGACGTTCGGTCCCTCCTGCACCTGCACTCGATCGGCGAAGGTGATGGGATCGCGGAGCCAAAGGTTCTTCGCGTCCATGAAGATGCGCTGGTCGGTGAGGAACTGCCCCATACTGCGGGCGTTCACGGTCACCGTGTCCGGCCGAGAGGTCAGCGACACCTTGTCGATCATGCCTACGTGCAGCGGGAAGATCGCATCGCCGTAGCCTCCGAGCACGACGATCTGCGTGGACTTGTCCTTCCAGGTGTCGAACCAGTCGTTTTTTTCGCCGGCCTGCTCACCGCGGAGGCTGCGCTGGCCGCGCTGCGGGCTGTAGTAGCCGCGGTCGATCATGTGGAAGAGCGCGCCGAGGTTCCCGTGTTTTTCGACCATCGCGATATTGTCGAATTGAATGGTGAGTGACTCGACGCCGTTCTGTTCGTAGTCCTGTTCCCCCTTCACTTCCTTGACGTTGGGGACCTCGACGTAATCGGAGTCGGCAACCCACTGGCCGTACCAAACCATGTTGGGGTTCAGCAGGCCGGGGATGAAGCAGAAGACATCCTCGTTCGGAAGTTGTTTGTAGTGACGCTCCAGGTGCCCCTTGCGCACGAAGACGCGCACGGTCGGCCGCGAGTCCCCAACGTGCTTCATCGAGAGCCAGCGGTGGCGGTGAAGGGCGATTTCTTCGGCGGTGGGCATCAGGCGGTGAGCCCTTCGAGGTCGCCTTTGATGACCCGGATGACCTCCATCGTGATCGAGTAGTTCCAGTAGTGCAATGGCGTGTTGGCTGCGTCGCGGGGGTTACGCACCGTCCGCTGCCGCTTCGGCGCGAAGTCAGTGATGATGACCTCGTATTCCTGACCATCGAAGTCAGTGAAATAGATCGTCTGCGTCTCACACAGCTCAAACCAGCGCCAGAATTCTTTGAACTGCGAACGCTTGAGGATCGTGCCGTTGTACTTCATCACCAGCGGCTGTACGTCACCCTGCTGCTTGACGAGCCCCGTGTTCGCAGTGTTGGCCGACTCGGTAATCTGACGGGTCTTGCCCATCGGCTCCTCGTCGCTGTGGCTAATGTCCCATTCGTAGGATTCGCTGTTCAGTGGGTTGACGAACTTGTCTCTCATGCGACACCTGCCGATCGCGCTGCCGACTCCGCGGCGCCCCCGAGGACGTTGCTGATCGCGCGCCCCACCACGTTCGGATCGCTGGAGTAGTTCTGGATGTTGAAGCTGTTCTGTTGGTTCACCGTGGCGCCGGCAGCCCCGCGCCCCGAGCTGAGCACTGCACGCCGAATGTCGTAGGCCGTCGGCAAGCTGAAGTCGCCAACGTTCAGGTTGAACGCCTGACCTTCCTGAGAGAGCTGGTTCTTCAGGGAGTGAATCTGCTCCCTGACCTGGCGCCGGGCCGAGAGGCTGAGTTTGTAGGTGTGCAGAAGATTTTCGAGCTGTTCGATCTCCTGCTGCGTGCTGATCTTTTGGATGTCGGCTTCGTAGTTGATCGTTTCGAGCCGGGCCTGCGCAACGGCGTCACGCTTGGCCGCCAAAGCCTGGATCAGGTTCTGCTGCGCGCTGAGCTTTTCGAGTGGAGTCTGGGCGTGCTCCACGTCGTACTTCGCTTTCTCGACGGCGACTTTCGCTGCGAGCACAGGATTCGATGCCCGGTTGGCCCGCGCTTCCCGGATACCGAACTGCGCGTCGGCAATCTGGTTCGCTTCCTGCTGGATGTCGTAGGCGAGCTGCGCTTCGGCCGCCTTGACCTGGGCCTCCAGTTCGATGAATTGCTTGGGGTCGAAGGCGTTATGGTGCGCTTCCTCGAAGCGGAGCTGGGCGATCAGGCCACCGGGTCCGTAGAGAGTCGCTTTCTCCTTCGGGACCTGCTGGATGATCCCGGCCGAGGCGAGCTGGCCGCGGGCCTGAAGGAGCCCGAGCTGGTCCTGCACGAGCTGCTGTCGGGCCTGTCGCTGTTCGGTGATGAGCTGGAAGACCTGCTGGGAGTCGCGCCCGTAGACCTTGATCGCCTGGGCCACTTCTTTGCCCAGGAACCTGATCTTCTCTTCGGTCTGCTGGATTGGGTTCGCCGTCAGTGCTTCCTTGGCGCTCTCCTCCGCTTGCCGTAGCGCACTGTTGGCTTGGAACTCTTCCTCGCGCAGCTTCTGGATGATGTCTCGGATGAACCGCTGCTTCTGTGACTGCTGGTCGGCCAGCTCTTTGAGCTTGTCCTTTTCGGTGCCGAGCCGCTGATCGAGTTTCTGGAGCGCTTTGCTGGTCGGCAGGTTCTGGGTCTTGATTTCGGGACCCTGTACGGTTTCGAGTTCCTTTTCCTGCGCGGCCTGGAGCTTTTGCCGTTCTTTCTGGAGTTTGGCGACACTGTGCTGCTGACGTTTCAGTTCGCCCTCCGAGGAACCACTGAACTGGCGGTAGCGAGAGATCGCCTGTGCATATGCCTGAGTGCGGTCCTGCGGCGTTTTCGACAAATCGAGCTGGTACTGGAGTTCGCTAGCGATCGCCTGCTGGACACCGGAGAAATACTCCTGCCGGGCCTGGTCGAGTTCCTGGACCGACTTCGGGTCGGTCGAGGTACCGATTTTCTGCGACAGCGCCTGGTAGATGAGCCCGAGCTTTTTCGCCTCGGCTGGGTCATACTGCACACCTTCAGAGCCGCCGAGGAGAGTGAGGTTCGCCTGGAGCCGTTCACCGATCTGCGAACTCTTCAGCGCCTGCAATGCCTGCACCAGGTCCTTGCCCTTGGCATGTTCGACCTTGGCTTCGTCCAGCGCGGCTCGCGCTGCTGCGAGTTCCTTGGACTGGTGTGGCGACGGCGCGGAGTGTTCCAGCTCCTCTTCGTATTTTTCGAGTCCTTCTTCGACCTGCTTGCGCGACTCGTGAGACTTTTTCAGCCCTTCGATGTCTTTCTGAATTTCACTCCCGTAACGGAACGGGATGGGCTTACCTTCCTTACCCGCACGTTTCTGGAGCTTGAGGATGTTTTCGATGTTTTTGGCTTCGGCCTTTTCGACTTCAGCGCGTTCTTCGCCGATGCCCTTTTCCGGCCCGAGCCCGAAGGTAGGGACGGGAACTGGCCCGACATGAGTGACTTCGGTCAGGTTGAAGAGGCGCTCTTTGAACGATTCCCCGCCTTCGCTGCCCTTCTTCAGGTCCTGGAGATGTTGCAGCCGGGCCTGTGAGCTGTTGCTGATCGCGGTGACCGATTCGAACTCGTGACCGACACTCTCGGCCAGGCTCGTCAGCTCTTCGGAGAGGAAGCCGATCGTGAAGGCGGCGATGGCCAGGGTGCCGGCCTTGCCCAGGAGCCCGCTAAAGGCGCTTCCGAGCGAGCCCAGGGCGCCGCGGACGCCGCCGATTTTGGTCCCGAAGGCGGTGACCTTCTGCGCGGCACCGCTGACCCCCGTGGCGGCCGCGGCTGCCTGACTCTCGGCCTCGGGAGGGATCAGGCCGCGGGCCTGAAGCGCGCGCACCGTCTCCAGCTCGGCGAGCTGCGACTGCGTAGGCGCCATCCTGAGCGTCCTGGACCCCACAGCGCCCTTCGTGAAGCCAGCCGGCACCGGGTAGCCGAGCCGTTCGGCCTCAGCCAGCGTGCGCTCCACGTCGAGCCCACCGACGATCTTGCGGCGGGTAGCCACGATCGAGGTCTGCACCTGCGCCAGGCGCTGTGCGGCGGCCTCCTGGTCGTTAGCGAGCGCGAGGCTGCGGGCGCTGGCGTTTTTCGCGTCACCTGCGGCGGCGTCGGCGCGCTGCTGCGCCGCGGTGACCTCTGGCGACGACGCCCCGTAGCGACCCACGGCGCCCTGGAGATCGCGCTGGGCAGCCCCTGCGGTGCCGTAGGCGATCGTCTCGCGACGGCCAGCCCGGTACTGCTGGGTGCTGAGCCGGGACAGTTCTTTCTCCAGCGCCCGCTGCTCGTTCAGGAAGCCCTCGCGCGTTTCCTTGGCGAACGCCTGCGGGCTTTCGTAGCCGAAGAAGCGAGCCGCGGCGCCGCGGCCGCCACCGACCGGCCCGACAGGACCGCCGGCGATCGACTCGCCGAGGTTGAGCCGGCGCAGCGTCTTGACCACCAGCGAGACCTGGATCAGGTAGGCCAGGAGCTGCTGGGCGCCGTTGGGTAGTCGGTCGAAGTTGCCGATCAGGCTGTTGGTCAGTTCGAGGATGCCGTTGACGAGGTTCAGCGCGAGCCCGAGTGAGTCGAGCAGGTGGCCCTGGGCCAGCCCGAGCCCGATCTGTTCGAGCTGGTGCCCGATCTTGGAGATTTGCTCACTGGTCTTGCGCAGGGTGATCTGAAGCTGTTCTTCGGCAGCACCGTGTGCGTGCTTCGGCGACGTTTCTTTGAACACTTCCTCGAAGAGTTTCTTGTTCTGGAGGAGGAAGATGCCGACGCGCGATCCGTACTGTGGACCGAACAGCCCTTCGGCGATCTGCCGCTGCACCTGACCCGATTTACCCTGCGCGGCATTGATCGCTTCGCTGTAGATTTCTTCGATGCTCCCTTTCGGGTTGATGCCGAACTGCTCCAGGATCGACTGGTTCTGTGGCATCGCGATGAAGTGCGGGGATCGCTGGATCGCAGTGCCGATCACGTTGCCGGTCTGACCGGAGACGTGCTGGAGGGTGGTGATGAGAGCGATGAGGGTGTGAACGTCGCCGCCGGCAGCCCGGAAGGACCCCGCCGCGCGGCCGACACCGGCCATCAGGCTCGGCAGGTCGATCGCGTAGCGCTTCTGGGCAGTGAGCAACTGATCGAAGAGCTGTGCCATGTCGCTCGCCGGCAGGTGGAAGCCGTTGATGATCGAGATCAGGTATCGAGTCGCGGTGCCGGCATCCAGCTCGCCGACCTTCACCGCATAGAGGGCGGATTTGGTGGCGAGGAGAGCCTGGGCCTGGTCGTGGTATGCCTTGCCGATCCCGAAGGCCGTTTCGGTGACAGTCCCGATCGGTAGGTTGAACTCTTTGGCCAGTTCTTTCACTTCTTCGGTGGCCGAATGCACATCGAGGTTGGTGATGACCCTGCTCATCTGCTCGACGCCCGAGGTCGCGTCCACCGCGCCGGTCTTCAACTTGGTCAGCGCGTCGAAGGCGAAGTAGACCGCTCCACCGGCGACGATCCACCCTCCGAACTTGGCGATCGTCCCGGTGACCTCGGCGCCGATCTCCCTGATCGTCACCGCCCCGCGTTTCGCCTCTTCGACGAACTCGTTGGTCAGGGCGCCGGTGGTGCGGATGCCGGCGCTGCTCTGGGCCATGTTCTGGGCGAAGAGCGACTCTGCCCTCGCCGACTCCTGCTCTGCGGCGGTGAGCGCCCGCTGGCGGGCCACGAGCTGGTCGGTGGCAAGCCCACGGCTCCTGATCTCTGCCTGCGTGGCCGTGCCCTCTGCGGCCGCTGGCCTGGTGACCTGACTCTCGACCTGGGATGTGGAGACGCGACCGGCCTTGGCCTCCTGCTCGATCGCGGCCAGCGAGTCGGCACTGCGCCGCATCTGCGCAAGGAGCGCGCCCGCTTCCTTCTCGAACTGTCCGAACTCAAGGGCCATTACTGCACGATCATGTCTTTCGCCAGCTCGTTTTGCACCGGGTCCTCGATCGGACCCTCAACGGTGGTGCTGGCTTCCTGTTTGCGCTTCTGCTTGAGCATCTCGAAGTGTTGTTTCAGTGCGTCGTTGTCTTGCCAGATTTTCTTAGGCGGCTGGTCCTCTAGCGGCATCTCCTCGAAGCCCAGGTAGATCAGTGACACCTTGATCGCTTCGAACAGTGGTGCCGGCAGTTCGCGAATGTCGTCGCAGCCAGGAGGGAACAGCAGGTGTGCTGTTCCCATGTCCCGACATATGCGAACCGTATCTAGCCATGAGTCATCGAGGACTAGCCTTTTAGGGATTCGCTCGATTCACGGTCGAGCTTGGTAACCAACTCGGCGATTGCTTCGATCTGCTCTGGAGCCGAAGCCGTGAAGGCGTCGATCGAGCTGAACACCCTGTCACTCGGGAAGCCCGGCTTGTCGGGGTTCTTCGGTTTGAAGGTGCAGATGTACCACTGCCACTTCGCGTACTCTTCGCGACGGGTGCCCTGCTCGATGTTTTCGATCCGCCGCTCGCGGACGATCTCCACCAGGTCGTCGATCGGCTTGTCCTTCACGGCCTCGCGACGCGGAGCCTGGATTTGGTCGCGGCGCTCGTTGACCTTCCGGGTGTGCTCCTCCAGATGGTCTTGCAGGTGCTGGTATTCCTCGGCCGGGCGCTCCTCGGCCGGCTTGGCTTCCAGCGCCCGCAGGCGCTCGCGGTCCTCGTCGATCGTCTCGTACTGCTCGTCCTCCTCGGCAACCTCTTTCAGCGCCTGGAGATGGTCGGTGAGGAAGTCCTTGTTGACGATCTCCTCGGTTAGCTCCTCGCGCTCGTCGCCGACGCGCATCGCTTCGAGTTCGCCGTCGAGGATGACCCGAGTGTCCGACTGCGGGTCCCGCAGGAGCCGGACGCGGCGCGCGGCCGCGGCATTTGCCTTCTCCGCCAGCGAGCTGCGCTCGAACTGGTTCGGGAGCCGACACCAGGCGTGGAAGTGGTCAAGGTCCTTGCAGGCGCCATCGGTGGCGTGCTCGCACTCCTCGGCGCCGGGTCCCACGTGCAGGTAGGCGGAGTAGGTGTGGAGCTTCTTGGTCGTCGCGCCCTCGGCAGGGCTCGTCTCTGCGGTGGGTGCGTCAGTGGTCTCGGTCATCATTTCCTTTCCTTGGGGGCGTGAGCCCGCTTTGCCTGTGCCAGCCCTTTCGGGCGCCGAGTCCGTATGTGTGCGGCTAGGCCGCGGATGTCTTAGGGCGCTTCTCCCTTGAACTCCGAGAAGGTCCCGTTGATGGAGCTGTAGTTGATCGCGAAGTCCGTCGCCGAGTTGACCTGGGCCTGCTGACCCGGAGGCTGGAACTTCGCGTCTTTCACCCTCACCGTCTTCAGGATTTTGGCCGGGTTCTTCGGGTTCTGGATCAGCACGTCGAGCTGAACCGTGTGTTCGTTGAACCAGCCGAAGACCTCGGATTTGCTGACCCCGGTGATTTCGTGAAGGATGTTGAAGAACTCCGCGCGGTTCTTGGGCCGCACCGTGAAGGTGCCGTTGACATCGGTGCCTTTGACGATGTAGGCCACGATGTCTTCGGTGCCCATCTCGCGCTCGACTTCGCCTTCGACCGTAGCCTCCAGCGTGAAGGTCTGACCGCCACCGACTCGTTTTTCGTTGATTTCGATGACGATGTTGCGACCGCGGACAGCGCCCGGCAGGACCTGCGTCGAGGCGTGGACGTTCTGCGGGTAGCTTTTGGCGGCCGACGTGAAGTAGGCGACGCGGATGTCGGCTTTGTTCGCCGGCGCTTCCGTGAATTCGACTTTCGCTTTGGTGCCGTTGCCGCCGGTGACCGTGAAGTCGGTCCCTTCGACCTGGAGCTGGCCGTTGACCAGCACGCCGAATACGTCGCGGAAGGTGGTGCCTTCGGCGCCGCCCTTGCGGTAGTGGACCGTCACGTCGGTCGTTTCGAAGCCTTTGGTGGCGCCGTTGCCTTCGAACTTCTCCTCCCGCGGCGCGGCTTCGGCGAAGTAGTAGGAGCCACCGGACAGCTCGACCTGCTGCTGAGCGTTGTCGGTGACTCCGAAGTTGAGGGTGTAGCGCGTCGGGTAGAAGCCGGGGATCAGGAACCCGGCCTCGACGACGCCGGCGGAGCCCGTCGCGCCGTTCTTCCACGGCGAGGCGATGTTGACGAACCCGCAGTCGAGCCAGTTGTACTCGGTGCCTTCGGGATCGCTCGAACCGGGGAAGGAACCCGACGCCTGGGCGCCGGATTTCCCGGTGAGGAAGGCCATGAGTTCGGTGCCGACGTTGAAGCTCTGGAGGGTGAAGGTGAAGTCGGGCTCCTGCGGAATCTTGTCTACGACTTCGCGGTTCCCGCACTCGCGGATCGTTTCGACGGGGAGGTTGACGTTACCCAGTCCTGCCTGCTGGATTCGGTCGATGACGTTCTGGCCGCCGACGTGAAGGATGTCTCCCGCGAGGATGCTCATCGTCTACCCCTTTCGCCGTCCGTCAGGGAATAGACGGTCATCTATGTCCTGGGCCAGCTCGTTCTTCACCATGTCATTGCCTAACTCCAGTAGCTCCGCTGCGTCAGTCGCCAAGGCATTCATCTTTCGCCGGACAAGAGCCTTGAACTCCTTGGCCTCCTCGCTGGGAACCAGCGGCTCGATGTGTTCCTCGAACCACTCCAGCGTCTGAGCCATGTATCGACCCTTGCGCTTATGGATATACGCAGTACGGCTGCCGTTGCCTGTCTCCGCCAAAGCCGTTGCTTAATATACGAGCGGCCGGACGGAACGCCCCTGGTTTTCGGCTCTAGACCAGGGAGGCGCGGACGGCTTTGATGTCGGTGATGGCACCGATTTCGGCATCCCGGAAGGCACGCTCGCGATAGAGCGCGCCCATCGCAGCGCCGTCGCGTAGGAAGTGACGGGCCGGGATCGGGCGCTGGATGTGCATCGCGCCGGCGCCCTCACCGCCCACTTGGAAGATCGGGTGCTTGCGGAAGTCCTGCTGGTCCGGCATCGCACCACCGGGCTGGAAGATGCCGATTACCACCCGGCCGACGTTGTGGGTCGAGCCGTACTCCTGTGCCCGCCAGAATGGGCGCCCGTCGGTGCCGACGACCGTTTCCAGTTCGTCGATCGAGGCGATCCCGACGGCGCCGAGCCCGAGGACCTCGCTGTGGATGCCTTCCTCTAGCCGCTTCGGCCGCACTGCACCGAGCGAGCCAGCATCGGGGCGGACGCGCGTAATGCGAATGCGGTCGATGATCGCGCGGTCGGCGACTTTCACCGTCTCGACGCCGATCTCGCCCACATTCCGCTCTACAGAGCCGATTATGCCGTCGATCGCGATAGCCTGCGCGTCGTCGCCAAGCCGCGCCGCCAGCACCGACGCCTCGCTGAGCAGCTCCAGGCCGCCGAGCAACGCCGGCGGGGTCGGGAGCAGGGAGAAGAAGGATGCCTGCTCGCGGTCCTCGTAGCCCGAGCCGAGTTCGGCCATGAAGCGATAGTATCCGCCGCGGGCGATGGTGTAGCTGGGCAAGAGCCGGGATACTCGACTCGAAGCGTCATCTGGCGGGCTCAACCCGATCGAGCCAGGACCAGCAACCTAGCCCTCGTGTGCCCGTAGCTCAGATGCCCTGGCCGCCTAGATCGGCCGAGAAGAGCGTCGTCGGAAGACGAAGGTCCCCGGATGGCAGCCGGGCGGGTACTCCACTTAGCCTGGGAGCCGGATGGGCGACGGAAGTGCGGTGACAAGCGGGTCCGGCCGCGCTGGGACGGGGCGAGCCTAGCTGATTGCGGCGCCGGCGTCGTAGGTGTCTTCGACGCGCAGGTGACAGGTCCAGATGTTCTCCTGCCACGGCTCGGGCTGGCTGATCGGCTGGTGCTCCGCCGAGACCGACGCCACAACCAGTGCGTCGATCACAGGCTTCGACGGCTGCGTGACATCTACCAAGGGAATGGTTCCGTCACTCTCCAGCGCAAACTTCACAGCGTGCGCGAGGTTTTTCGCCCAGGTGTTGCTTTTCCCGATAATGAAGAACTCGATGGTGTAGAGCCGATGTTTGAGGTTTGAGCCCATCTCTCCCTGGTGGCCGCCGTCGTCGAAGTTGAAGCCGACGGCGACGTAGTTCTTGTCGATCGGCCCGTCGAAGCGGTCGTGTGGGAAGGCCGCCAGCAGCTCGATCATCGCCGGGTCGTAGGAGTGCCGTTCAAACAGCACTTCCCGCAGGTACCTGTCAACGGACTGTGTGACGAAATCCTCGCGCGTGAGAGCCATTACATTTTCTCCAGGAAGATCAGCTTGCGTTGGGTAGGTCCGTTGCCGACTTGATCGTTCAGCATCGCCTCGATCTTATACTTCGCGCCGTAGACTTCCACGAAGGTCGCCCCCGAGACGCCGGCGGCCACGAACTCGTCGTAGCCGGCCAGCAGGACCAGCTTGCTCCGGTCCTTGAGGCCCATCGGGGCATCGGTCGCCGGGACCTCCAGGGTGCGCAGGATCGGCTTCGAGACGACGTTGCAGCGCAGCACGCCGCTGGCGAACCCCGAGGCGAGCGGCTGCACTTCGGGGTCCAGGGGCACGCCAGCTTCGTCCGTAGGGATGCCTCCTGGCCACGTGGTCGGCGTCGGCGTGAAGAAGGGCACGTCCTGGCCGAACTGCGCCCGCAGCCGCGCCTGCGCGTTCTTGTAGCCTTCCAGGTCAGGACTTGGCATCGGGCACCTTCTTCAGTAGGTAGCCGGAGCCGCCGCACTTTTCGCAGCCAGCCTGGTCGCAGTCGAAGCAGGGGACCTTGACCATGCCCACTAGACGAATTCGAGCGGGTTGAGGCCGCCTTGGGCGACTCCGCCGTGTTCAACCCAGGGCTCGATCAGACGGGAGGTCCAGTTGTCGCGGACGCCAATGTAGGACGTGTAGCTCGCGTCGAGCGCCTCGCCGTCGCGCTGGAGCGCTTCGAGTGCAGCGTCGCGGTCGGCACGGAGCTGACGCAGCCGCTCGACCAGGCTCTGAGGGCTGATCTCCCAGCTCCAGTTGGTGGACTCGTCGGCGATGGTCTCAAGGACTTTGCCGCCGCCGTCCACCGAGGAAAGCTGCATGAACCAGTAGTCGAGCGCGGCTTGGGAGACGATCGCCGTCGCCTGCGGCTCGCTGAGTGCCGGATCGGTGAGCCAGGCCACCGGCGCCATGTATTTCGGATCGCGTTCGGAGACCTGGAGTTCAGAGCCGAAGAGCGAGTTGGAGTAGAGGATGATCGCCCCGATCGCGTCGGCGCCAATCGCGTTGATCTGGTCATCGCTCAGCGACGAGCCGGTGCCGGTCGGTCCTTCGATCGCGCGGCGGAGCCGAGGTATCAGGGTCCGAGTGTCGCGCTGGTCGGTGACGTTGCTCATGCCACCGATCCTACGAGGCTAGTCGGCGGGAGGACTGGGCAGCGGTGGCTCGGGCGGCGGCTGCGGCGAGCGCTCGGTCTCACGGAAGCCATCCGGCGGTGTGTCGGGCTCACCGATCTCTTCGCTGGGAGGGGGCGGCTGAGGCGTCGGAGGCGCCTCCTCTTCGACCTGCTCCTCGTCCTCGGAGTCGGACTCGGGAGCGACCGGCTCCTCCTCGGGAGCGGCGTCCTGCGGCTCCTGGAGATCGCCGATCGGCCGGGCCGCGGCCATCTCCGAGGAACGCACCAACAGGCTGAGGTCGCCGTTGGCGAAGGGATTGTCCTTGTCGTTGCGGGGGGCATTGGCGGTAAGCACCTGCTCCTTCTCGGAGAGCCAGATCGTGCCCTTCGGCCCGATGGCCGCGCCCTTGGGTTTGTCCTCGTGGTCGAGTACGACCGCGCCGACGACTCCCCCGGACGTGTTCTGGAACTTGCTCTTGACCTCCGCCATGCCTGTCTCCTTCGCTGTGCCTGAGCCGACGACCGCCGGCTACGTGAGGACGATGCGCCCGATGCGACCCCGCGAGAGCGGCGCCAAGAACATCCCGGCGTCCCGAGCGGTTTCCCACCGGGTGTAGAAGCTGGCCAGCCGGCGCTGCTGCACCTTGGGGTCCGCACCGTAGTAGGTGAGACGCCCGGCGTTGCGACCGACGAACCACAGCTCGTCGTTCGGCAGCACAAACCGGCCCTCGAAGTTTTCGAAGTTCTGCACCTGGACCACCGGGTAGCCCTTGTAGACGCCGATCTGGCCGGTGTCGAAGATGCGCGTCTTGACTTCGTTCGAGAATTCCATCCCGACGTTGGCCAGGAGGCGCACCGCGGTCTTCGTCCCGAGGATCGAGACCTGGCCCTTGGACCGGATCGCGACGGGTTCGATAATCGCGTCCACCTGGGCGGCGGTCAGCGAGCTGACGGCGAATTTGCCGAAGAAGCTACCGCCCGAGATCGCGGCCTGGACCAGTTCGATCAGGCGCGTCGTCGGGAGCTGCTGGAGCTTCTCCTGGAGCTGGGAGACGAACTTGTCGAAGCTGCCCCAGAAGTTGGTCTCGATCTCGTCCTGGTGCATGTCCAGGGCGGTCGCCATCTCCTCGCGGGGCATGAAGGTTCGCTCCGAGCGGATGATCGAGCTGAGAATCTGGCCGCCCTTGCCCTGCCAGTAGGCACGGCCGCCGCGCAGGTCCTCTTCGATGTAGTCCACTTCGGCGAGACCAATGGTCTTCACGTCGATGATCTGCGGAACGAGGTCCTCGGCCATCGTGTCGGCCCAGATGAGCGCCACGATGTCGTAGGCGAACTCCTCCAGCTCGTCGGGATGCCGTTTGAAGTGCTGGCCGAGCAGCTCGTTGGTCTGCTCTTTCAGCTCCTCCTGACGTGCAGCATCCTCCTCGCGCTGTACCCGGTCCAGCAGATTGAAAATTCGACGGTCCATGTGTTTTCGGTCTCCTGGTCTCTCGGGTTAGAACTGGTTCCTGCCGGCGAACCTGACGGTCAGGATGCCCTCGTGGGTTGACGAATTGACCTCCTGCCAGTCCATCACTTCGAAGACCGATTTGATGTCGGCATTGGCGTTCTTGGTCCACGACCCTTCGTGGGTAGTGGCCTTGCCCACCGGCCGGGCGCCATTGAGGTCCCACCCGATCAGTTCGCCGGGCGCGTAGGTGTCCGGCGCGACCAGCGTCATGATGAAGACGCCGCTGTAGTGCGCGAGCAGGTATTCTTTGTTCGGAATATCCTGATTGCGCACCGCGTTCGGGCTCAGCGAGGTCGGACCCTGGTTGGGGTCCGGGATGTCGATGACCCGAGTGGCCAGAGCGAGTTGGGTGGCGGCGTCCCCGTTTTTCACGGGGCGCATCACGAGGGTCCCGGTCGGGCTCGACCCGGAGGCGAGCGGCACGACGGGTTCACCCGGCGTGATCGCGCCGGAAGCCTTGCGGTTGGACCAGCGCTCGCCGGGGTAGGCGACCTGAGCGTTGGGAAGGTCTTTGACCGAGGTAAGCTCGAAAGGCCCAGCGGGATCGTCGAAGAAAGACATGTTTCAGGGTTCTCCTTGCTTACTCGTCCTTGGGCTTGGAGCCGGAACCGACCAGCCCCCTCGCGAGAGATCGACGCTGGTGGGACGAGGGCATACCGCCTCCGTCGCCACTCCCGTCGCTACCGCCGCCAGCGATCGACTCCGCCAGCTCCTCGACCGAGAACTCGTCCTCCTCGGTCGAAGCGGCCTCGGTACTACCACCATCGCCACCACCGTTGCCGTTCTTCGACGGCTCTGGTTTGCCGCCCCCGCCCTTTTTCGGGTCGAGTTTGGCGTCCCGCTTGGTGGAAGAAAGCTCCTCGACTTCGGACAGACGCTTCTCCCACGCCTCGTCCTCCATGCTGCCGGCGTCCTCTTTGAGGTTCGACCGCGTGGTCTCGCCGAGCTTGGCCATGAAGCCATCACCCAGCTTGCCGATCCGCTCGTCGCGCAGCGTCGCCTGCGCCTGGGCCTCCTCGGCCTTCTTCAGCTCTTTGTCCTTCTCGTCGCGCTCTTCCTCCGCCTTCTTCTGGGCGGCCTCGGCGCTCTCGACCTTCCGCTTGGACTCCGCAAGCTCGTCCTCGGCGGTCTTGGCCCGCTTCTCGGCGGTCTCGAAGTCCGCCTTCGTGGGTCGCGCCTTCAGCTCTGCGTACTCCTCAGCGTTGATCTCGATCTCGGACATTCGCTTCTTGCTCCTCCGCTTTGGTTTGTCGCTTCTTGTGGTTCCGGTTGAGCGGCCCGCGTCGCGGTGTGCTCTTTCGTGAAACTCGGCTACCTCATCTTGAAAAACGTCGAGATGGGCGTTGGGGTTTGCACCCTCTTTGCCCCGAGTCCCGAATATCAATCCGGTTCCCGTGAAGACGACGTTGCGTAATATACGAGCGCCCAATCCGGCACCCTCGATCAGGTGGTCACACCAGTTCGCACGCTCCGCGCCGTCGGGCAACTTGTGGAAGGTCTTACCGCAGGTCGCGCAGTCGTAGAAAGGCGACACGGCCTCCATCGACTGCATCAGCGTTCCCTGCTCGTAGTTGGCGTCGATCTCTTCGGCGACCTCGGGGAAACGGTGTGCCCAGATCGCCAGAGTGTTGTCGATCCGGGAGCGCGGGACGCCATCTTTCTCAGGTACCAACAGCCGAGTGTCGGCGATCAGGCCGACGGCGGAGCGCTTGTCGTGCATCACCGTCACCGGCATGAACATCGGGGTCAGCGACTTGATCGCCAGCTCGCCCGAGGTCCAGACCTGACCGTTCAGATTCGGATGGTCGGCCTCGACGTACTGTCCCTGGAGCCACTTGATCGCGGTGCTGGGAGCCTGCTTGCGCAGGTCGTCGGCGAAGGCGAACTCCTCGATTTCCTCGTCGCCTGGCGAGAAGGTCGCGACCGGCGAGACGATGTACAGGTGATCGCCACGCTCGAAGACAGTAGGTTTCACGGCCGTCGCGGGCATCCTTGCCTAATTTACGACGCCGGCTCTGGCTCTGGGTCGGGTTTCGGCGCCGGCAGCTCCGGCAGCTCGCGAGTGATGAAGCCCCACCGCAGCGCGATCTCCTCCGCGGCCCGCACGTCGAAGGTCGGCTCGCGGAAGCAGAGCGCCTTAGCGACCAGGGCGCCGGAGCCGGACATCGTGCCGATCAGCATCGACAGGCCGTCGGTCAGGCGAACCGCCCGGACCTCCGCGGTCTCGTGGGCCGGGTTGACCGGGATGTAGATCGTCGAGCCGATCCGATCGGGCTCGGTGAGGCTCAGCGCCTCGCGCTCGTTGCCGGTCATCCGGCCGATCTCGCGGTCGGGGTGGTCTTCGAGCACGGCCATCGTGGTCTCGCCCATCCTCACGACCTGATCGACCTCCGCGTCCTCGTCGAACCAGGCTTTGATCGTCTCGCCGGCGACTTTCAGCAGCGTCCGTTTTTTGTAGGGACCGTCTTCCGGGCCTTTGCCCGTTTTTGCACCGGGGGGGCGGCCGCCGCCGTTGTCGTTGATCTGCGGCTGCTGGCCAGGCTGATCCGGCGACGTATGCGGCACCGTGCCTGGCACCAGCGTTTCGTCGTGGCCTTCGGCAAGCTCGCGGCCGCGCTCCTGAAGCTCGGCGTCGTAGTCGAACCCGGCCGCCTCGACCGCCGTGCGCCGGGAGATGTCGCCGCGGTCGCGCAGCTTGAGCACCTGTTCGGTGAAGGCCGAGAGCCCCTGGAGCACGAGCCGCATGAACCAGAGGTTGGCTGGCGATTTCAGGTATCTCGGGTTGCGGCGGGCGGTCTCCGTGTAGACGGTTTGTCTGAGGAACTTGCTGAGCCGGCGCCGGTCCCAGCTCACTACGCGGCTGAAGATTTCCAGCTCGGCCTCCATGCCCTTGGCGTCGGCGCTCTCGGTCGAGTGCTCGGCGACGCGCATGATCGCCATCGCCAGCTTGCGGCCGACCAGGCGCCGCTTCGAGGAGTTCAGCAGCTCGTCGAGTTTGGGCGTGATGATCTCGAAGCTGAGCCGGTGGTCGCCGACCATGACGCCGACCTTTGAGGCTCGCCGGACCACTTCGCGCAGGTTGGCGACCTCGTTCTTCGTCGCCGGCCGCTGGTCGGAGCCCTTCTTCGCCACGACGATGAAGTTCGAGCCGCCCTGGAGCAGCGCGTAGTCCATCACGTTCAGCAGCCTCTTGGCCTCCAGTAGGGGGAAGTCGCGGGTCATCATCGGCCGCGGGTATTTCCAGGTCCCCTTTGGCATCGTGATCCGCTGCACGACACGGGGGTTGAGCAGGTAGAGCGGCCCTCCAGTGACGACCGCCTGATTGACTTCGTAGGGGTCGGCGGCGATCCGGCCGACGAACATGTTGGCGGCCGCGCGATCGAGGCGCCCGAGTTCCGCTTTGCGCGCCGGCGACGTGCCAGGGTCGAAATACTCGCGGAGCCAGCGGCGCTGTTTCTCGTTTTCGGGTTCGAAGGCGAGCTGCGCGGTGCCGAAGGTGTCGTTGCCGATGACGCGGATGTTCTCCGCCGGCAGCACGCCGACCCGCGGCGTCGCCAGAGAGGCTTCGAGCTGGCGATCCCCGGAGCCGAGGCAGTATTGGAGGTTCTGGCGGGTGTAGAGATGCGTGATCGTCACCGCGGAGGCGATCAACCACTCCCGGTACATGTTGGCCAACACACCCTCGATGTCCATTTCCTCGTTGATCGCGCAGAACAGCGCCTGCGTGCGCTCGTCGCCGTGCATCACCTGCACGCCGTCGGAGAAGGCCAGAGCCACCATCTCGCCGAGGACCGCCGCCACGTCGTCGTCGCGTTCGGCCAGGTGCCGCGCCAGCCTGATCTCGTCGGGGATGCTCGCCGGCGACTTGAATTCGGTGCGGGTCATCATCGAGCCCCATCCGTCGGTGTACATCTCGATCGGGAATTCGGGCCGCAGGCTGTAGGCCGAGTTCTCGGCGAGGAAGGTTCCTACGCCGTCGCGGATCATGGTGTCGGGGAGCCCCGTCTGGTTATCGACGACCACACCGTCCATCGCGTCGTCGCCGACCAGGTTGCCGGCGTTGACGCCGGGCGGAAGGATCAGACGCTCCTCCTCCGAGCTGTAAACGTCCATCGGGCCTAATCTACGAGCGGCGCCGGTCGGCTTAGCGGCGAACCGACGGCACTAAGAGGTCGGGTCGAGGCGCTAGGCTGCGGCCATGACCAATATCACCATCGGCCGCTACGCCGACAACAGCCACGGGTATGACGGGTGGATCGAGCCCGCTGATCGCTCGTGGATCATGTTCGTCAGAGTGGACGGCCACGCCGAGTTCTACGGCGACCGCGACCGGGAGACCGGCGCCGTCCTGTAGAGCTGCGCCGGAAGGGTGGGAGGAGCCCGACCGGCGTATACTCGCCCTGCGAGCCGGCGAAGACGCCACGGCCGCCGGCGTTTGGGCCGGCGAGGGTCGAGGACCTGAGCCGGGGGCGCCGGAGCGCGCCGGCCAAGATAGAAGTTCGGCAACCCACCCAGCCGGGGTCGGACCTCTCTTCTGCGGGGGCTGGGGTCGGCTCGCGCTATCCGGCGGTTAGCACGCCGTCGGTCAGGTGCCCGTGGTAGTCGGGCGTCTGAATCGAGGGCTGGACGGTCAGCTTCGGCGCGGTGCCGGTGCGCGTCCAGTGACCGCCGCTGGTGGCCTCGTCGTCGATGCACCACACGGCGCCGTCGGGGCAGACGACGGAGATCGCCAGGCCATCCTCTTTGCGCAGCTCAGGGCGCCAGAAGGTGTCGAACATCGCGCCCGGCGTGGGTTTGCGGTGGTAGGCATGGCTCGTCCAGGCTCGACGGCCGTCCTCGGCGACGTAGATCGGCTCCTGGTTGACCTGCCAGTGGTCGTCCTCGGTGAACTCGTAACCGCAGGCGCAGTGCGTCGGCCAGCGCGGGTCCCCGGCGTACTCGGCCACGTCGATCGCCGCGATGTAGTGGCCGCCGTCGTCGCCGTCGGCCCAGCGCACGTCGTGCTCACCGACCTCGACGATCGAGTAGTGGTAGTCGCCCTCGGGGCAGTCGTGGCTATCGCCGCGGCGGTAGCGTCGAAGGGTGTGCAGCGCCTTCCCATCGGGCTCGACCCAGAAGCACTCGACGGCCTCGTACATGCCTATTCTTCGTAGGCGCCCATAGGCCCGAGGCTGACGCCGAGAGCGCGTTCGCGCTTCTTGATGTGGCGCTTGGCGGCTCCGGGGTTGTCGGCCTGATGCGCGCGGACGCGGGCCTTTTTCAGGTCTGCGACGTTGCGGATCGGGAAGCTGCCGTCGGGGAGAGCCTTGCCTTCTTTGGCCAGCTTCATCCGTTCGGCCTGCTTGAGATCGGCGGCTTCCGTCGCGGACTGCTCGGGCGTGCCGATCGCCAGCTCCTCGGGCTCGGGGATCAAGCCGCGGTAGGGGTTCTCGCTCTGCTTGGGCGTCGCGCCGGAACGGTTCGCGGAGCGCACGAGACCTGCGGCCACATCTCGGTCCATGTGGCCTAATTTACGAGCAGCCGGCGGCCGCCGGGTCTCCCTGGGCGTCGCTAAACGTCAAGGAGGCCGACGACCGTTGCCCGGTGCCTCGCCCGCTGACCGTCAACGCAACCGACAGAGGCGATGCCGGTGCCCTGGGACTCGGGCTCGACTGACCGAAGCCAGCCCGCTGACGATCTTACTAACTGCCCGTGAGCATTGTGTAGGCGCGGCTGCACGCGGCGTCGTCGCGCTCCATGCGGCGGTTCTGGTTGCCGAGCTGGCGCAGGAGCTTGATGCACCGCCGCCGGCTGTAGAAGAGGTCTGGGTTGACCTGGCGCTTGGCTTCGTCGATCTCCTGCGTCGTCTTCGGGCGCCCGCGCAGGTAGACCTCGAAGCCCTCGACCGCGCGCCACTTATCGTCGATCTCCTCGTAGGCGTCCTCCAGGATCAGCCGAGCCTGTTCGAGCACATGCCGCGCCCGCGCTGTTTCGAGCAGGTAGTCCTCCAGCATCTCGATCTTGTCGTGGGCCTCGACCGCCTCGAAGTCCGGCATCCGCAGCGCCGCGACTTCCTGAATCGTCGCCTTGATCTCGTCGAGCGTCTGGACCTCGGCGCGGACGGTCATCCCACCATGTCCAGTACGTCTTCCTGCTCGCCGTGCGCCATCGACTCCTCGATTTCCTCGGCGCGCTCTGCCATCGCGGCGGCACGGATCGCATCGAGGATGTGGAAGGCATTCGGCTTCTTCCCTCGGCGTTCACCTACAGCTTTCACCCGCTGGTGCGTCTCGCCCTGCATGTCGCCGACGACCTCGGGGTCGAAGGGGAGCAGCATCCGCCCGGTGTCGATCCAATCCCTGGTGTAGCGAGTGCTGGCCTCGATCATCGGCATCGTGGTGACAAAGCGTTTCTCTCCGGTCAGCGGGTCCATTTCCTCCTTCACCGCCGATCCGTACTGGTCGCGCATCTGACCCTTGGTGTCCTCAATGATGAAGTCCTTGTGAACGCCAACCGGCACGGAGGCATTGAAGAAGTACCCCCGCGAGACCTCCAGGAGCCGCGACGGAGCCGCCTCGTCGTCCTCCATCTCCTGGAACATCGGGAAGCCGAGCCCGGTCACGTCCATCCCGAAGCTCAGCATCTTGGGACCAAAGTGAAAGGCGAGTGCGTAGAGGGCTGCCCTGATCTGCTTCGGGCGCAGGCGCCAGAGTTCGTAAAGCCGCAGCAGCTTCAACCGTTCGCGCCCTTCTATCTTCTCCTTTGAGAACAGCACTATCACCGTTGGCGCGATCGTCAGGCCCACGTCCATCCCCGCGTGGATCGACCCGAAGTCAGCCGGCAGGTCGAGGATGTCCTGCATCGTCATGTCCAGCTCCTCGATGTCCTCAGCGTGAATTCTCTGCTTGACGTAGGAGTTCTGGTTGTAGTCACTCTCGCGGTTCTGGTCGATAGCGGCCATCAGTCGGGACATCACGAAGAACGGGCTGGCCGGCGCCCCAGCCTCACCAAGGATGTTGCGTCGGTAATCGGGAGAGTTGGTTCCACCATAGGCGGCGATCGCCGCATCCTTCTCGGCCTTGTTCCAGGTTTTCGTCATCAGCTTGGTGATGGTGATGAGTTTGAACGCACCTTTGTTGATGCGTTTGTAGAACCCTGACTCGCGCGCCCCGGAATGCACGCCGTAGAACCAGTAGGTGAAGTCGGGTTTACCCTCCCGGTCCACATGGTCCTTGTTGACGGTCTCGTGGACCTCCGTCCAGCCGCGCTCGGGGTAGTCCTGAGCCTCCTCTACGCGGAGGTCGGGCTGATGCTGGCCCTTGACGCCGGTGCCGGTCAGCCGCGGGATGCGTCCGACGATCTTCGTCCCGTCAAGGAAGTCAACGCCGAAGGGTTTGTGCGTGAAGCCAGTCTTACCCCCGCGGATGTCAAGGAATTCTCGGGTCAGCCGCGTGTCGCGAATACGTTCCTCGATGGCATCGGTCAGCGGGTGAAGGTGGATTAGCTCGGGCGCGGTGACGAGCATGTTGTCGCGCAGTCGTTTGAACGTGTGAGAGAACGAGTCCCCCTTGATGCTCTCGGTCTTACCCACCGCGCGAGCGCAGGCGAAGCCAGCGTAAGGGTCTTCGTTACGCCAGAGGGGGTACTGGTAGTCGATAACTCTGTAGAGACCGCCATACGCATGGTTCGCTGGGTCTTCCCAGAGCAACTCAGCCGCGAACAGCGAGTCTTTCAAGATCGCCATCAGCAGCAGGTCGTCCATGTCGAAGTCGAAGTCGCCTTCGTTGACGAACTGGCCGTTCATCCCCTCGATCAGGCCCACCTTCGGATCGCGAACGGGAAATGTGTACTCGTCTTGTTCGAGGAACGCCGGGAGCTGCTTGAGCGTCAGGTCCATCTCACTGCGCCGGGTGGGTGCCCTTGTAGAGGCGATACGGTGCGTACTCGCCGGGCTGCTCTTCGTCTAGCTCGCCGGTGTCACAGCGAACGACGCCGCCCCAGCGCTCGACGTAGGCTTTCCACTCCCACCACTTGTCGTCGGCGAGCCGCAGGAACCCCCACTCGCGTCGAGTCTTTGGTCCCATGAGCACCAGGGTCCAGGCGCCTTGATCGCTCGTCTCGGTGATGTGCATGTGCTTGGCGCGGCGGAGAACGAGCCGCCCGCGGCCGAGCCACTCGACCTCTGCCATGTGCTCCTGACCCGGTAGATCAACCTTGATCCACTCAATGTTGAAGTAACCACCCTTGAGGATCAGCGAGATGAAGGGTGAAGGGTGGTCGTGTGGATCGCGGTCGGTGACGTTCGGTGGGAAATGGTGGATCATCAGCTTGCCGAAGGGCAGCTTTACGATCGTCCAGCGCAGCATCAGCGGGCACTCGTCCTGCCCGATGACCTCCGTCACCCAGAGACGTTCGAGGACGCGGCGAAGGAACCGACGGCGCTTCAATCCGACCCCCCGTGAGAGCCCCACTCCTCCATCGGGTCCTCGGGGTGCTCGGGCGCGTCCACCAGACCGGCTCGCTGGCAGTCCCCCATCAGCGTGCCCCAACGCTGAGTGAGGCCGATGAACTGGCTGCCGCCGGCACCGGCGCCGTGGTCGGTTACCTCATCGAGCAGCTCCAGCATCTTGTCTCCAAGTGCCGCGGCTTCTTGCAGCCTCTCCTCCGTCGTCACAGCTTGCCTCCGAACAGTCGAGCTTGGTCTTTCGCGAACATCTGGTCGAACTCCGCCAGCATGGCGATCTGTGACTCAGCCCACTCGCAGATTTTCTCCGGGCTGATGTCATGGTACTGCTTGTCCTCGTCGTCACCATTGCGCAGGAGCCGCAGCCGCCAGCTCATCTGCATGACGAATTCTTCGTACAGTTTCACCCGACGGAAGATGTGTATCCCCATCCGGTTAGCTGCTTTCTTCAGATTCAAGATGTAGAGCGCGACTGATTCCTGTCCACCTGAGTCGCGGGACTTCTTATCTATCCCAAGCGCTTTCTCGATCTCCCTGATCTCTTTGGTCGCTTCGGTAATCGTCTTCTGAATTGCGACACGCTCGGCTGGCTTCAGTTCCTTTTCCTCGTACTCGCCAGTTGGCACGCCGCCGGCGTCGGTCTTCTCGACCATACCGGCCATTTCCTGCTGGGCACGGAAGAGGATCAGCGCCTGGCCGAGGATCGAGCCGAGCAGGATTTTCTCGCTCTGCCGCACCAGCCTGTAGTCGCGCTGGTAGGCACTCGACATCTCGTCGTAAAGGTCAACCTCCTCCTGGCTGCGAAGGACGAGCTGGCCGCCGCCCGGCGCTTCAGTCTCGAACACGCTGCACCCACTCCTCTAGTCGGGGATCGTCGCCATCGTACTTCTGTCGCAGGTAGTCAGCGGCGCGCTCGCCCATCAGCTCGAACGCGAACTCGTAATTTGCGTCGGTTAGCTGGGTGAGCTTGATCGGCCGCGATCGGCCGTGGTGGTTCGCGTGGCAGTCCGGGCAGAGGCGCAGCGCGTTCCTCACGTCATTGACATCGCCGCCAAGACGTTTCACTTCCTGCTCGTAGACGACGTGGTGTGGATGCCAGGGCCACTTCGCCCTGCATCCTCGGCAGATGCGCTGCTTCTGGGCGGCGTAGTGGAAGGCTCGGCGCTCCGCGGTCATGCCGGATTCTTCGGGCTCGAAGGTGGAGACCGGGCCGCTCACGTGAACTCCCCGTAGAGGCGATCGAGCAGCCGGTCGGCCATCGCTCGATCATCCGCCGACACCCACGGCCGCACCCTGAAGACGCTAACGATCCGCATCGGCTCGAAGGCTCGGCTCTCGCGCTTCATCCAGTAGCGGCGGAAGTGGGCCATGTCGCGCTGACCCTCCGCCGCGAGCGACTCGGCCGAGATCGAGCCCAGCGGCTCGCGCCAGGTCTCCTCCAGGACCATCAGCTCGTGCTTGTAGTCGCCGTTGCGGAAGATCGCGTAGGCGACGACGGGAAGAGGGGGCTCGACATCCCAGAGCTGCGGACAAGCCCTTGGGGAGGACCGGAACTCCATCTTGCGCCCTGATCTGACGAGCCCCCAGTCAGAGTAGGGCACCCGGAGGAAGATCGTCCTGGCCCTACGCTGGCGCCAGGGTCGAGGGCCGGCGCCCTCAGCGCCCACTGTGTTGCTTGGCCAGCAGCAGCGTCTGAACCCGCTCCTGCTCGCAGCCGGTCTCGCAGAGGCCAGCTTTCACACAGTCCTGACCGACCTGGGAAAGCGGGCACGCAAGACAGGAGGTTTCCGAGCTGTCCTTGATTGGGCAGGTGGTGCCCATGTTGAACAGTCGGGCCTCGCGACGTATCAGCGACGACAGACGCCTGGTCAGCTCCTCGGCGCTGGTGTCGAGTCCGATAGGGAGATCAACGCTCATGGCACCGGATGATGCCAGCTCGAACGGATCGAGCCCTGGGGGGCCGACAGTTGCGTCCTCATGCCAGTCAGTTCTTACTGCCATCGCTACTAGCCGCCACCAGGTATATCGCACCTGGGGGACCAGCGCAAGGGGCTATTCGCCGGACGTTCCGACTTCGACGCCAACGCCGCCGACTTCCGCCCCGACCCCGTTCGAGCCTGCATGGACGCAGGCGGGCAGCGCCGGGTTCCGCACGCAGACTTCGCCCCCTTTGCCTTCGGGTGCATTACCGGGGGTCGGCGCCGGCGC